TAATAACAGAAGAACTTTATAATAAAAATGTCTATTTATTAAGAAACATGATGGACAGTTTTAATGGTTCTATTTTTACTGAAGGTTTATCTAGTCTAGAGTATAAACTAAAGAATAAAACAGACTGTGGTAGTTATTTCAAGATTTTAGTAGAAATATGAAAATAGAAAACATTTCATCATTTAAAGACGGGTGGTTTATCGGAGAATTTGAGCCATCAATTCTCAGGACTAAAGATTTTGAAATAGCAATAAAAAAATATACTAAAGGGGAATATCATGCTCCACATTATCATAAAATTGCTACCGAAGTGAATTATGTGATAAAAGGCATGGTAAATGCTAACGGTAAACTGATTCAACCTGGTCAGATATTTATATTTGATCCTTTTGAAATTGCTATTTGCGAATTTCTTTCAGATACTGAAATCGTTGTTATAAAAACACCTTCTGCGAAGGGTGATAAATACGAAAACTTATGAAAACGTTAACTATTTTACAATGGGTAATTAAAATAATTTCTATTATTTTACTTTTTCCTGTACTGATTATAGCTATACCAGGAGGTATACTGTTTTTTATATCAGAAGGATTGGAAGATTACATATACTTGAAACAGGTGGAAAAAGGATCTGATCTGCCCATTAAAAAACATGATTTTTAGAAATGATAAAACTTGTAATTTTTGATCTAGATGGAGTTCTTGTAGACGCAAAAGAACTTCATTATGAGGCTCTAAATCTAGCTTTAGAAAGTATAGATGAAAAATATATCATCCAAAGAGATGAACATCTTAGTACGTATGATGGCTTGAACACTACTAAAAAATTGAATATGCTATCAGATAGAAAAGGTTTGCCAGTAGAATTTCATGATCAAGTATGGAAAGCAAAACAAGACTCTACTATAAAAATCATATCTAATTACAAAAGAGATGAAAGGCTTTGTGGTATACTAAGTAAATTGAAAGAAGAAGGATATACTATATGTGTAGCATCTAATTCTATCAGAGATACTGTAAAAATGATGTTGATTAGAAAAGGATTTATGGAATACGTAGATTTTTTCTATTCTAATCAAGATGTCAAATCTCCAAAACCTAGCCCAGAGATATATCTGAGATGTATGATAAAGGCAAACGTTTCGCCTAGAGAAACCATCATAATTGAAGATTCGCATATTGGTAGAAAAGCTGCTCAAGAAAGCGGAGCTTTTTTATGTCCAGTGATAGACAGTACTGATGTCACTTACGAGAAAATCAAAGAACATATAGAAAAACATGAAGAAAAGAAACATATTTTTCCAAAATGGCAAGGAGGAAAAATGAAAGTTTTGATTCCAATGGCTGGAGCTGGATCTAGATTTTCACACGCGGGGTATACTTTTCCTAAACCTTTAATTGATGTCAAAGGAAAACCTATGATTCAAGTAGTCATAGAAAACTTAAATATCGACGCAGAGTATATTTTCATTGTTCAAAAAGAACATTATGAAAAATATCATCTTAAAACTCTATTGAACTTAATTTCGCCAAATTGTACTATTGTACAGACTGAAGGTATCACCGAAGGTGCTGCATGCACTACTTTGTTAGCTAAAGAATTTATAGACAATGAGTATCCTCTATTGATAGCAAATTCTGATCAGTATATAGAATGGGATTCTAATGAATTTATGTATTCTATGGGAGCTGATTCAATAGACGGTGGAATTCTATCTTTTAGATCTACTCATCCTAAATGGTCATTTGCTGGACTAGATGAAAACGGATATGTCAATAGAGTTGCAGAGAAAGAACCTATATCTGATATTGCTACAGTAGGAGTATACTATTGGTCAAAAGGCGCTGACTATGTTAAATATGCTCAACGTATGATAGAAAAAGATATCAGAGTTAATAATGAGTTTTATGTTGCACCAGTCTATAATGAAGCTATAAAAGATGGCAAAAAAGTTAAAACTTTTGACGTTAAAAGAATGTGGGGAATAGGAACTCCTGAAGACTTGAATATTTTCATAAATGATGAAATATCTAAAAGATGTATTTAATATCTCATAGAGGAAATTTAGAAGGCCCTAACCCTTCTAGAGAAAACACAAAACAGTACATAGAGGAGGCTACAATACAAGGCTTTTATGTAGAAATAGACGTTCGTGGAGAAAACGGAAAACTTTTCTTAGGGCATGATTCAATTCAAGAAGAAGTAGATAGAAAATATCTTTCTAATATACAGTTATGGGTCCATGCTAAAAATATGGAAGCTGTTGAACTGTTAAAAGATTGGAATAGAGGATTGCGCAGAATACATTGGTTTTGGCATCAAACTGATGATATTACCATGACTAGTTTAGGCTTCATTTGGACATATCCCGGAAAGTATTTATGCAAAGGTGCTGTTGCAGTTTTGCCAGAGAATGATGAAAATTGGAATATTGAGAATGCTGGAGGAATTTGTTCAGATTACATAAGTAAATTCAAACTATAATGAGTACAGTTTCTATCTGCATTCCTACATACGGAATGAAAGGGTCTGGAGATTTTTATCTTCAAAAAAATTTATCTTCTATTTTTCTTCAGTCTAGAGTACCTGATGAAGTTATCATATCTGATCATTCCAATGACGATATAATAGAAAACGTGGCAAAAAGATGGGAAAAGTTTCTGAACATAAAGTACTATCGTAATAAAAATAAAGTTGGAACTATTTCTGCAAACTTGAATAATTGTATAGAAAAATCTAATTGTGAAATAATAGATTTTATGTTACAAGATGATTATTACTTTAATTCTTATAGTTTGCAACATAGATTAAATGTTTTAGGAGATAAAAACTGGTCAGTCACATCTACTATACATTTTTCACCTGAAGAAAATAGATTTTTTTGGCATTTGATACCGAAATATAGTGAAAATATATATTTAGGAGGAAATACAATAGGCTCACCTAGTTTATTGACTATGAAAAAAGAAGGTGCTCCGTTATTTGATGAAAGCTTGCTAATGTTAACTGATTGTGATTATTATAAACAGCTTTACGATAAATTCGGTCTTCCTAACACTGACAAAGAAATAACTTCAGTTTCTTGTATATGGGAAGGACAATCTCAAAACAGTATTTCCAAAGAAAAAATGGAAGAAGAAATTAAAATAGTAGAAGCAAAATACAAATAAATGAATAAATCTTACAGAAAAAGTGAATGTAGAGTTTGTGGAAACGTTGAAACTGAAACTTATTTAGATTTAGGATTAATGCCATTAGCTAATAATTTAGAAGACACTTCTAGATACGCGGAGAATGCGCACAGATATCCTTTGGAAGTTGAATTCTGTGGAACATGCAAATTATCGCAGTTGACGCATGTAGTAGATCCTGAAGTCCTATTTAGATACTATACTTATAGATCTTCTATTAATGGAGGTTATAGAGATCATTGTAAAAAAATGGCTGTTTCGCTAGTAGAAGAAAATGTTTTGAATGGTAAATCATTTGTGATAGATATAGCTGGAAATGATGGAGCTCTATTACGTGAATTTAATGATGTGACTAATTGCAAAAGTTTAAATGTCGATCCAGCTATTAATTTATGCAAAATTGCAGAAGATGCAGGGATAACTAGTATTCCAGTTTTCTGGAACTATGAAAACTCTAATCAGATCAAAGAAACTTATGGTAAAGCAGATGTTATAACTTCTACTAATGTATTTGCTCATGTAGATGATATACAAGGATTTATTAAAGGGATAAAGAATGTATTAAAAGATAATGGAACTTGGGTATTAGAATTTCCGTATCTAGTAGATCTTATAGAAAGGAATGAGTTTGATACTGTTTATTTTGAACACATGTCTTATCTAGGAATTCATCCGGTAAATTATCTTTGCCAGAAAACAGGTTTGAAAATTTATGATATTCAAAAATTTTCAATTCACGGTGGAACAGTTAGGCTTAAAATTACGCATGAAAATTCTGAAATTGAAGTTAAAGATTCTGTAAAGAAATACCTAAATGATGAAATTGAAAAAGGATTTACTACTCCAGAAAGATACAGGGGATGGAGTTCAATTGTAAACTCTGTAATTTCTGAGTTTTCAGAAAGCGTTAGAACTTTAAAATCAAATGGGAATAAAATAGCAGGTTTTGCAGCAAGTGCAAAAGGCAATACTCTGCTCAATTCAGCTGAAATTGATAGTTCTATCATAGATTATATAGCAGATGAGACACCTGAAAAAATAGGAAAATTTTCACCTGGCACCGGAATTCCAATAGTTCATATAGATAGACTTAGAATAAATCCACCCGATTACATAGTTATACTTTCTTGGAATTTTAAACAAGAAATTATAGAAAAACTTAGAAGATTTTATGATGGAAAATTCATCATTCCTATACCACATTTTCAAATAATAGAATAATATGAAACTTAATGAAATAATGAATGAATCACGCTCTGATAAAGGAAACATGGTAGGAGCTGCTCATAATTATACGCCAATTTATGAATCTTGGTTTGAAGAATATCGAGATAGAGAAGTAAATTTTATGGAAGTTGGTGTAGATTTTGGTCAATCTGTCAGAGGGTGGAGCAAGTATTTTACAAAGGCTAAAATTTACATGTTAGATTATACTGATTTTTCGCATTTGAATAACTCAAGAGTTACATACTTTAAAGCCAATCAATCAAATATAGAAGAACTTAAAATAGCCGCAGAACAAGTAGACGGATTAGATTTTTTTATAGATGACGGAGGACACTGCATGGATCATCAACAGTTGACATTTGGTGTCTTTTTTCCTAAAATGAAAAATGAATCATTGTTTTTCATAGAAGATACACACACATCAAATTGGGATCCTAAAATACATCCTACAAATTCTCCGGGTTATTGTTACGGACAACCTATAATGATAAATGAAGACAGGAGCAGTTCTACTATTAATGTATTTAAGAAATTTCAACGTACAGGAAAATTTCATTCTCCATTTTTATCAGAAGAAGTTAACCTGCAACTTCAAGAAATGATAGATGAAGTCATTATCTACGGCGATAATAATGAAATCATAGAAGTTGATTCAAACCTTGAAAACTCTATAGTAAAACACGGAGTGATTTTAATAAAAAAGAAATGAAAACACATATAGTCATACCCATAGGAGTTTCACAACCTGGAACTCCTGTGTTAGAATTATTAGAAAAATCCATTGAAAGTATACAGAATCAGTCTTCCAAAGATTTTATACTAACAGTAGCATCTGATAATAATGTTTCCGATGAATGTAAAGCTTTATTGCAAGCTAAAAATGTAGAAGTAAAATGGTTTGAACCAGGGTCTTTTTTCAGAAGAGGTGGGATTTGGAAAAAGATTACCGATACTTGGAAAACTAGTGATACAAAATATTTAGCTTTCATGCATTATGATGATATTTGGGATTCTAAAAAATTGGAAGTTCAAATTGAAATAATGGAAAAGGAAAATTTGAACTCGTCATGGTCAGAAGTTTATGTTATAGATGATACTGATTCAATAACATCTGGAGACTGTTCATTTTTTTCAGAATTCAGTAGAGAGACTGTTGGTAGAAGATCAGTTGCTCAAGCTCATTCTATGATTGTTGAAAGAGAAAGTTTTTTTAGTTCAGGAATAATGGAATTTGAGAATATGTGGTCACCAGTTTTTGAAGATCTATTTATGGTTTTTTGCAATAAACAAGGGAATGGCAAAAAAGTATCAGGAGCAAAATTCTATTGGAGAAATCATTCAATGAACATGAGCAATTCTATACTCACTGATATTAAATGGGAAGAGCTATTAACAGAACAGAAAAGAAAAGGTGAATATCAAGATGATATTATACAAAGAGATGTAGAGTATATGCATCAAGTGATGAGAAACATAATACAAAAAATCTAAATTATGAATAAAGTTGCAATATTAGTAGTTTCTCATAATAATCCTGAACTAACGGACTCTTTATGCAATGGAATTATTTCAAGAACCAAAGGTGTAGATTATGACTTACACGTAATTGAAACAGGTTCTAATTTGAGTAAAGTTTCTAAGTATATGACATTATGGGTCAATGAAGGAATTAGAATGACTAGAGGGTTTAATTTGTTAAAAGACTATGCAGATTTTACAGCTAAACAAAAAGGATATTCTTATAATGCTTATCATCTTTTTGTGAATGATGCCAAGTTTATAGATGACAAAGATATGACAACTATCTTATACAATCAAATGACAAGTCTAGAAGATTGTGGTCAAATAAATCCTTATCAGGTTAACTTGTCAGGGCCTCATTGGAGACAAAATAAAGTTAATGAATCAGGAGCCAGGAAAGAGTCATTCTGTGAAATAATCTGTCCTATGATAAAAGCAGAAGCTTGGAATTCTGTACCAGATTTATTAGATAATATCTTTTTTTATGGCTGGGGGTTAGATTATGATATGCCACATAAATTACATACTAATAATTGGAGACTTTATATAAGCGATGAAGTTGGAGTTTTTCATCAGGCGTTCACATCTTACCGCGAAAAAGAAAAAACAGAAGAAAAATTAGAAGTGGGTCAATTTGTAAACGCGGCTCGTGTAAATATGAATGAGGGCTTTGTTAAGAAATATGGTTCTAAATGGAGAAATGAAATTTTTAAATCTATCCCAGCTGATGTTAATCCAGAATCTATGTATGCATGGCTTCATTACAACGACGGCTTTGTTTTAGCTTGAATATATAGAAAAACATCATATGAATAGACAAGGCTATATCAAGATAATGTCCGCATTAGTGAATTTAATGATTACTATAATGGTTGAAGCTGGAAAAGTTCCAATAGATTCTGCTAAAAAAATTGGCGAAGCAGTTCATAAAGCTGTCACCGGCGGAGGATCAGAAAAAAAATAAAATTAACCTATGAAGTCTTTTTCCGAATATAAAAATTTGACTGAAGAAGTTCTAAAAGAGTCTGTTGAGAATACTCCAGATGAAAATGTCTGGAAATCTTGGCGAAAGCTTATAAACATGACAACTAAAGAGTTGAAAGCTTTTTACGATTCTGAGGAAGGGAAAGATGCTGGAATGAAACAGGGAGAAGCTGATAAAGCTGGAATAGACAGTGGCAGAGAATCGGCTAGAATGTTAATGAAAATGATTCCAGATGGAAATTCATATAAGGAAGCTGAAGAAAAATGGACTCCTACTATGTGGAGATGGTGCAGAAAACAAGTTTCATTTAATTCCAGAATGAAAGGCATGAGAAAACGAATGGTTGGTAATCCTTTTGAAAGAGATGGAAAAATGACTAGATGGTACAAGTCTTTGCTTATATGGGGCCATGATCCGAAAAAACCTTTAAGAAAAGTTTAAACTTTTTAAAAAAACTGATAAAATAATTTCAATTAAATAAAAAAACAAATGGAAGCAAAAGAAATCACAGCAAATGAAGTGAATGAAAATGCTGCATCAGCAGCAGTAAACACTAACATTCCTGAAACTTTAAATCAACAGCAAGCGTTGCAAGTACTTGTAGATGCTGCTAGAGTAGCTCAAGGTAAAGGCATCTTTACTTTAGATGACGCAGAGTTAGTTAATAAAGCTATTAGAGCTTTTTTACCACCATCTGGTCCAGTTCCTTCACAAGCATAAGCTATGGAAACAGTTTTTTCGATACAGCCTTCACTCCGAAAGAGTGAAGAACTTGAAGTAGAAGGTTGGGTAGGAAAATTGAAAATAAATTACAGTGTTGATGTATATGCTGGATTATCTTATCTATGTTGGAAGATAGCGGGAACCGATCAAGTATTCAGGATTCAGGCTTCAATAGTCTACGAAAATCATGGTCTGAATTATTCCGAACATTTTTCTTTAACTTTGAAAAAGTTTCGAGAAGATTACTTAGACTGGGAAAAACAAGAATTCCCGGAAGATTGGATGAAAAGATATCAGACCATGTTTCACAATCTTATAATTCGATGAGTAATAATGAAATAGATCAACATGTCAGGGGTGACCAAATGTTCCCAGAAAATATTTACAATGAAATAGGAATGGAAAAAATACAAAAAACAAGACAAGAAATTTATTCAGAATCTCACTTTCAATGGATCAAGACTGAACGGCAAGGTGATGTTAGTAAATTCAGGTGTTTTTTACTCGAGAATGATATTGAATATGTAGTTTTCCAGGATGATACAAGAGTACGTGCCGACTTAATAGGAGATGTAGTTCTTATGCATCAATATCCTGAAGAAATTTTGCCTCTTGAATCAGAGAATCCTATTTATCAATCTGATGACATACTCAATCATGTAAAAACTGAATATAGACCTTTTACTGAAAATATAGTTACAGAAAAGTCTTATGTTAGTCAAATAGATCCAGTAAAAGAAATCTTTGAAAAATCTAAAAAGAAGACTGAAAAGATTACATTAACTATACCTCTTAAGATTCTACCACCAGATTTATACCATGTGATTAAAGATAATTTTGAGAATGTAGACGATGTTTTATTGCAAGCTGCAATGAATCAGATTCATGATAGCCTTTTAAGAGATTGTTTAAGAAAAGAACTGCAGACAATCTATCAAAAAAGAAGAAAAAATCAATGAAACCTTTTGAAATAATCGAGAAGGATGAATACTATGCTATAAAAAATAGTCATTCTGTAGTTGCAGTAATTATCTATACATTAGATGATGAAGGTTTATTGGATAAAATAGGTGTAGTGACTGAAGACAATCCTCATTTTCAATCAGGAACATATACTAATTTAGTAATGGGAAAGGTTGAGAATGAAGATAGATCTTTATTACAACGAGCAAAAATAGAAACTAGAGAAGAGTCAGGGTACAATGTGATAGAATCTGAAAGATGGGATTTTATAGGAGAGCTATACACTTCTAAAATTTTTACAGATCCTATTTATTGTTACAGTGCAGATGTGACAGGTCTTGAACAAGGAAAGGTTGAGGGTGATGGATCTGAACATGAGACTGCTCTAAAGTTTAAATTGATCACGCTAAACGAAGCTAAGAAGATTAATGATTCTATTCTTCAATCCTGCTTCTTTAAGCTTTTTACTAATCTTTATAAAGAAGAATTTACGAATTATGGAACTTCCAAATAGAAAACAACGAAGATTGTGGGCAAAAGAGATGGGCCTTCTGAAAGAAAAGAGTAAACTTCCTATCCAACAACAGATGGAAATAAATAGGAGAGCTCTAGAAGCTGGTAAACAGATACATCTAAGGAACGTAGAGAGAAACTTAGAAAGAGATGCTAAATTAAAAGAGGAGCGTGATAAGCGACGAGACGAAGAAGAATTAAATGCACTCATTTCTCAAGGTTACTCAGCGGAAGACGCAATGTCTCTGTTATCCAAGAAAAATGATGAAAATGATGGAGCTTTGGATAGCTAAAGGTAATAGAAAAGAACTAAAGAAAGAACACCCTTTCCTTAGAGATTTTGGTGTTATAGATATTAAAGAAATTACTTCTTCATTAGGCTACGAGTCATCTATAGGTCTTGATGATCATTCTTCGTTTATAGTGAATAATGAGATTGTTAAAAGACTTGAAGCTTTTAATAATAGTAGAAGATTTTACAGAGTATTATTTTTAGTTGAAGAATGTCGTGAACAACTAGCTCACGACATTCTTAATTATTCAATAAATTGTAATTTCAAGTATGAAGTAGTCTACATGAAAAAAGAAACTGAATTTCAAGTTGTATGTAAGTCTTATTAATTACAGGTTGGCAGATTTTCTTTTTATGATATATAGAAAAAAGAACATCAGTAAATGGCTATTATAATAGGACCTAATTCTTCTCCTAAAGGTATGATTCCTTTTAGAGAAACTCTTGAGATAGAGTTTTCTCCTGGAGATAAAAAGAACTCAGTAGCAGGAAGTGTTCCTGACTTAGAAACAGGAACGCCTTCCTTATTCAACCCTTATGCAGTTGTAGTTTTTCCAAATGCTTCAGGAACGGCTTTTAGAAATAGCGGTTCACTCCTTAATAAAATTATAGATGGCGGAGATGGAAAAAGCAATGCTCCGGATGAGCAAAGAGGATACGAAGGCAATTTATTTTCACCTAAAGCTGAAATCGCAACTCCTACTATATCCAAACTAGTTAATGATCCAGAACTGGCTAAGAAAACACCGTATTATTATACAGATTTTTTGTACTGTAAATATGTCGGTGAAATTCCTTTGAATCAGTTAATAACTCTCAGGAGATATCCTGCTCCAACATTTGATAACTTAGCTGTGCCATCTAGAAATGACTCACCTATAGATCCAATCAAAAAGACATACGTAGATCCTAAAACTGGTAAAGTTACAGAAGTTAAAAATACTACAATCCAATTAGCTGATACAGCTGGTGACGAAATCAAAGGCTTTCCTGGAGTTTCCAAGCAAGATGAATTTTATCCTATTGCACAGGCTGTTACCTGGTTCGGTGAACATACCGAAAATAAGCTTTCTGATATTTTGAACTTTACTGTTACTATGAATTGGAAAAGTGTGGATGCTGAAGTTAATACCGTTTCTGGTAATGAACAAGGCAGTGAAGATTCTCCATTGCCAGGTGTAGCTAAAGTATTGGGTATTTTGACTGGTCAAGTTAATACTCCTGCTGCTACTGCAAACTCTCAGTATGACCCTTATAATAATGGGCCATTAGCACACAGAGTATATGGTCCAGTTAATACTATTTCGAAGACTTATAAGAGAGATAGAGGTTTAGATTTTAAAAATCAATTAACTCTTAATTTTCACTATAGTCTAAAATCTATAGGAAACATAAACCCTAAAGCGGCTATGCTAGATTTAATGTCTAACATGTTAGCTTTGACATATAATAATGCAGGTTTCTGGGGAGGTGCTAATAGATATTTTCCACAAGCTCCAACTTATCCTTTTTTAGGAGGCAGGGCTGGTATGAATGCTTGGTACAGAGGAGATCCTGTAGGTTTTGCAAAAGCTGTAGGATCTCAAGTTTCCGCAGCATTTGATACTATATCTAATACGTTATCACAACTAGCAGAAGATCCCATTGGAACTTTGAAAAAATTGGCGACTGGTGCAGCTAAATTAGGTATGATCGAAATGGGTAAAGGTAAAGCTCCTGCTGTGGTATCTATGAAATCTCTTTTAACGGGTGACCCTGTAGGAGAATGGCATATGGTAGTAGGAAATCCCTATGATCCTATCTTAGCAGTAGGTAATTTAATATGCACAGAATCTAAATTTCAATTTAACGATGTTATAGGTGCTGACAATTTTCCTACTGAACTTAAAGTTACTATAGCATTAGATCATGGAAGACCTAGGGATGCAGGTGATATACAATCTATGTTTAACCGAGGTCAAGGTAGAATATATTATCCGCCTAAAGATACTATAGACTTTTTGAATAATTCTTCAGCTACACAAAATTCTAAAAATGATACTTCATGGGGAAGAGGAGCTGGAAGTGGAGGTAAAGGTGCTGGTGGAGAAAGTAATGCTAAAAGATATGGAAGAAGTACTAGAGGATTCGGAACACTTACAGGTCAATCTGCATTTGATCAAATTGTAGGTGAATTCAAATCTGTAGGAGAATCTGCAAAAGGCACAGGAAAGCAAGCACATATAACAGCAGATAAAATGTTCTTGAGAACAGGATCTTATCAAAAGTAATAGTTAACAATGACAATTTTTGACATAAAACCGTTTATACTAAAAGGTGGCGATAATGAAGTGATCATAGATTTAACTTACCCCAGTATTAGGTATAACTATGATCCTTATATTATAGGAATTTACGCAGTTAATGAACATACTGAAATGAGACCAGATGTTGTTTCACAAAGTGTGTATGGATCTGATACTTTTTGGGATTTATTGCTAAAATTTAATTCTATATCTAATCCATTTTCTCTTTGTAAAAAAGATAGATTATTAATTCCTTCACTAGATGATATGAGAGATAATCTAGCATCCAATGGTGAAAGGAATGTTAATGCTGCGGCAATAAGAAGCCAATATATAGATGTTTCTAAGAAAGCTAAGCAAGATCCTAAATTAGCTAAATTAGAAATGAAGAGAAGAGAAGCCCAGAAAAAGAAAGCTGAAAAAATTGGAGTCGCTTCTACTAATAATTTACCACCAAACATTGCTGAAGAAGGAGATAGAGAAATTATCATTAAAGGAGGGAAAGTTCAGTTTGGACCAAATATTGCAAAAGGCAAAGCTGAATGCGAAGTGCCTTTAAGTAAAAGTGAATTTTTAGCTAAACTTATAAAAAACAAATTGAATGGCTAACGAGAAACAGTTAATCAGGGCTATTACAGAGCCGACTATTATTTTAGATGAGATACAAGCTTTTACCGATGAACAGACTGCTGATGAAAATGCACCAAATACTGTTTCCCCGGTTAAAACTGTGAAACAGATGGGAGGCGTCACTCCTGTTGTTCAAGTATTGACTAAAATTTTTACTGGAGATGAAATTGAGTCTTTTTCTATAGATGTTGGACAAGGATTGCCCACATGTTCAGTTAGATTATTAATCATGGATAAAAGTATTTACTCTAGATCTTATCCGAAAGATGGTGATGTGATGAGCGTTTTTATTAGGTCTAAAGATGATGTATTCAAACCTATTAGAAATGATTACTTGATCACAGGCGTCAGTATAAGTAATGATGAGACTGTATATGAAAGCGCTTATGAATCCATGACAATATCGGGAGAATTATATGTTCCAGGGTATAAAGCTGTTAAATGTTTTTCGAAAAAAGCAACTTCATATAAAGCATTAATGCAAGTTGCCACAGATCTTAAATTGGGATTTGCTAGTAATGAAGTTGATACAGACGATGAACAATCTTGGATATGTGCATTTGATAGGACAGTAGATTTTATTAAAGATGTTACTAATTCAGCATGGAAAGATGAAAATTCTTTTTTCTATAGCTTTGTTGATGTTTATTATTATTTGAATTTTGTAAACGTTGAACCTCTATTCAGTGAAGATACTGAAATAGAAGACTCTTTGATGAACGATTTGATCTCCAATGATTATGGTAATGATAATGTACAAGCTAAACAATTGGGTAAAACTGTTATATCTAACTGGGAAGATCATTCGTCAACACCTTTTTTCATAAAGAAATATAAATTATTTAATAACGCAGCAAGTGTTAACCTAGCTAACGGGTATAAACGATACATATCTTATTATGATGCTTTGATAAAAGAGCCTCAATTTTTATTTGTTGATCCGAAAACTACAGATGGAGCAGAAAAAGATAAGATGTTATTAAAAGGTAGACCTAATGAAAATGTCTATTTAGAACAAATACAACGTAATTGGTTTGGTGTGCAATATGGAGAAGGAGGAGAAAATTGTCATGAAAAGTACAATATTGCAAAAGTGCAAAATTATCAGAATCTTGTCCACTTAGAAAAAATGGGTGTTGAAGTAGTTTTACAGTCACTGAATCCCAATTTAAGAATGATGCAATCCATACCTCTAGTTATTGTTATTAGAACAGACGCCTCTAGAAAAATTGCAAATACTCCAATAGATGAGAATGGTAATGAACAAGTAGAACCTATGGAAGCTCCTATGGTCATAGACAAAACTATCACAGGAAACTATGTTATATGGAGTATGAGGTATGTATACAGAGAAGGAGAATTTAGACATGAATTAAATTTAGTGAGAAGAGAATGGCCTACTCCTCCTGTGATAGGCGGACCTTTACCCCCTACTGGTAAAAAATAAAAATAATTTTACATGGCTTCAAGACATTTAGATACATTAGTTAGAGATTTCATATCAGGATCTTCAAATCCTTATACTAAATTTGACCATTTTGCAGATTTACAAGATCCTACATTCTTATCTTTTAAATTAGATTTTTTCCCAGACGGTGGTTTGAGTCTTCCGACTGACGCTTATTCTTCAGGTGGATTGTTTAGACCTGCTGTAGAAAAAAGTGAAAAAATTACAGATTATGCTTTTGGAGACAGCGCTGCTACTTATTTAGCAAAAATTGGAGCGCCAACTCGGCAAGCAGCTTTGCAAAAATTTCAAGATCTTTTATATGATATTCAAGAAAAAGCCCCTTGGTATTTTCAACAAGTATCAGGCCTTGCTGAACTCTATAAAATAGATAAAGCTATAAATTACCGCGGAAAAGATAAAACTTTAACTATTGACTGTCTAGAAACTATAGATATGAGAATGACTATGTTAGGAGATTTGTATCGTTTAGTAGCTTTTGATTTCCAAAACTGGAGAGAAGTTTTACCTGCTAATCTTAGAACTTTTAACATGGAGATCCATGTGCTAGAAATGAGAAATTTTAACACTACATACGGAATCATTGCAGATGCTTTAGCAAATGGTCCTAGACCATTTGACGGAGAAGATCGTCAAAAAGAATCTGAAAAAGCAGCAAAAAAGAATGTATATGGATCAACTGCGTTATTTTCTGGAGCATTTTCGAATGTCCAGAACATGATGGGGTCTGTGAATTCATCATTAGGAGGTCTTTTCACTAACCTAGGAGACAATGCTGGGAATGATGAAATGAATACCATGAAACCTACATTTGAAGCAATAAGTGTTCAAACCTTTAAATTAAAAGATTGTGAGTTTGACTTCTTTTCTGAAGCTCCAGCATATCTTGACACAGTTTCAGTTAAAGATTCGACAGAAGCCACTTATAAATTTAAGATAAATGTTGGAAAGATAGAGAAGGTAGGCTACTATTCATTTTACGATTATGTAATCTCAGAATGGACAAAAAATGTTAGAACACCTTCTAGTATTAAGTTAGACACAGGTATTTATAGTCAACCTTATTTTGAACCTTACGATAAAAAACCTATAGAAAGAGGAGAAGGTACTCCTTCATTCACAACATTTAGTGCATATAGAGAATCTATTTTTCCGCAATGGAGAACACAAAGCGAAGCACATCAAGAAGCTGAAAAATCTGCAGATAGACTTCGAAATAAGCCCTTAGAGAATGCATTAGGTAGTTTATTGAAGAATTCAGCCCCTTATCTCAATCAAGAAATGAATAATTGGTTAGGAAAAACTACTGGAGGTATTTTAGGAACAGCTCCTTTAGGAAATGTTTATGGACAAAGATCTTTTATACAAAATGCTGCTACACAATTGAACGATTTTCTCACACCTGGCAATCAGATATCAAACAATCAATCTGCTGGAGTAGTTAATCAAACACTTAATAAAAGTATTTTAACTGGAGCACCTGAAACTCAAGAAACACTCCCTAAAGATACTTTAGAGCCAGCTAAAATAGATAGAACACTTAGGAAGAAAAATGTCTTTAATTATGGAGGTCTTGAAAGTACTAATGGTACTCAACAAGATCCAAATAACACTACTGTATAATGGCGTATACTGATTTTATAAAAACTTTAACTCAAGATAGTTTAAATGGAACTGAATGGGTAGGAGAAGTTGTAGATAATAAAGATCCTGAATTCTCAGGAAGATGTAGAGTTAGAGTTTATGGAAAATTTGATGGAACTAACAAGATAGATGACCCTGATTCTGGCTACCTTATACCAGATGATCAAATCCCGTGGGCCTACCCCGGGAATAGCAATGTTTACGGCGGTGGAGAATCTAAAGGCGCTGGTTCTCTTTCTATTCCTAAAATTGGAACTAAAGTTAAAATTAAATTTAACAGTGGAAATCTTTATGCGCCTGAATATTTTAGTGTTCAAGATCTTAATCAGTCATTAATAGATGAGATAAAAGATTCTTATGAAAATGCGACTGTTTTATATATAGATGAAGATGAAAAAACTAAAATACTTTACACGCAGTCGAAAGGACTTGAATTTTTTCATAAAGACTCTCATATAGTAATTAATCCTGATTCTAGTATAACTATAGAGCATAAAGGCACATCTTCTATAATAGAATTAGTAGGATCTAATATTAATATAACATCTAATTCTTCTGTAAATATAACTGCTAATTCAAAAGTACAGTCACAAGCTTCTGAATGTGTTCTGAATGGCCAAAGTGTTACTAAACTAGGCCCAGCTCCCGGTTATTCAGCAGTTTTAGCTGAACCTCTATGGACTTTTTTAAAGATGATGGCGTCTGCTATAGATGCTAAACTTCCAAGTTCGCCTGGAGTATTATCTTCACAAGCTGCAAGTTTTGAGCAATTATCTACTTCCAAAAATGTTAAAGTATCTTCATAATGCCCGTAATTCACGAAATAAATTGTCACTGTTGCGAACCTAAATCAGAAGGAGTTTCTCTTATACTAGAGAAGATACAGCAGATTTTAGGAACTTCTACTGAACCGTCATTTGGAGCGGTAGAAGCTTTAAAAGAAGTTAGTGATCTTTTTAAGAAGGCTGATTTATCTGAAGCTAATAAACAACGTTTAGCTGCAGGCATGGGCCCTTATGTCAGTGCTCCAGGTAATTCTAATATAGATGATATTGTCGAGATAGCTAAAATTTTCCTAAGTACTCCTGTCACAGAAGTTCCTGTTGAGCAGCTGCAATTGGACGATGTCAACAAAAAAATAGGGAAATTTAACGTAGCTGATCTCTCTGATGTTCCAGGATTAGACATAACTAAACTGATAGATTTGTCTAAAATTGATTTAAGCATGTTAGACAAGCTCACATTTTCTATTTCTACACTGTCTATGACTGCTGAAAAAACTTTAAATGTAGGTCCAGTTTCATTAGGGTTTAAATTTATCATATCTCTTACTGAAATAGCATGGTTTCCTATTGTCGGTGTAGATAAATCCATACCAGATAGTAAAAAGAAAAAACTGAATCTTCCGAAACCAGAAACAGTAGAAGATTTAAAAAAGAACATTGCTATTCAAAAAGAAGCTGACAATGCTCAAGCTTTGGCCGCGTTAAAGGATGTGAAAACTACACAACTAGTGACAGCTTCTTCGACTAAAACAACGACAATAGAAAAACCAGATCCGAAAGATCCTTCTAAAACTATAAAACTCACAGTTAAAGTCCCTCTAACTTTAAGTGACATGAAAACTATGGCTTTAAAAAATTACTCTAGTTCAAAAGATGTAACAAAAGCTATAAACAATTCAACAACTAAAGAGGATCTAATAAATGTACTATCTGCACTAGGAATAGTTCTTTATCAAGAAGTGAATATTCAAGATGAAATGAAAGCTATTCTAGACAATGAAAAACTATTAAAGATTACCCCTGATTTCGAGGATGAAGACTGTGGAACTCCAGATGTAGTTGTAGCTCCATTTTCAGCGGAAGATATTAAAGCTATACAAGAAGATTGTTGTAGCGATGAAAAACCGCCTGTAGTTGACACAAATATAGATTTTAAGAACACACAAGACATTTTAGCTCAAATTGTTAAAAATAATCCTCCTAACAATGGGTACACACCAGAAGATGAAGCTAAAGAAGTAGAAGATATTCAAAATTTTATCAAAGACATAGAAGCTGTAAATGATAAAATGACTCAGTGTGCTAAAGAAAAACAGAATGCGTTAAATAATTATTGGTGGTACCAGGAAGCAGCTTACTTGAATGAAATAGTATTAGAATATACAGAAGCTAGAGCTAATATGCTAGATAAATTAAACGGTTCTTTTGCATCACTAGAAAAAACTAGAAATGAAAAGATAGAAAAAAATATCTCTTTAAAAAATCAAGAAAATAAATTAATATTAGACACGTATAAAAGGCTAGGGTTTAAAGATACTAATCTTACAAGTACAGTAGTTAGTACAGAAAAACCAGCTTTAAAGTTAGGAGATGTAGAAATTAAAAAAATTCAAGTAGATTCAATAGAAAAAGATTTGACATTCAAGGCTGCGGTTTCAGCTATTCGAGAAGAATTTAAAAAAAATGAAACTGTAATACAGAGCCTGACTACACAAATTGAAGATAGTAAAAAGAACTATAAACTTCCTGTTTTTTCTAATAACGATCTTGAAAACTTAAGAACAATAGATTTAAAAGATGAAAAGTCTACATTAAAAATAAAGACTAAAGAATTTAGAAAATCTTTTAATATAGCAGCTTCTGCTATCTCTAATCAGGTAGGATTCGATTTTAGACCGCTTAGTGTTACAACTGTCACTAACACTATAGGAAATAGTAAAGTTACTAATCAAGTCATTACTGGTAGCAGTTTTCCTGGATCAGAATTAAATCTTTTTATAGATTCGTCAATATACGATGAAGCAAAAACATTATTTGCGATGGGTTCTCCTGAACAAGGAGATGTTACTGATTATATCAAGAAAATTGAAACTAGGGAAAAAACATTTGGAGAAATCTGGAACAATTATTATAGTCCAAACAGGATAGATCTTTTATTCACATATAAAGAACAAGGATATACTAATCCTAAACCCCAATATGATGAAACAGGTAATCCTTTAGGCCCTAAAACTACTATCACTATACAGAATCCTCTAGGAGGTTCAGAAAAAATGAAAGTTGCAGAATCTGTAACTAAACTAGACATCAATGAAGAGATAGCTTTAGATTTCTGGAGAAATTTAGAATCTAAGACTAATGACAAGATGTTATTGTTATTAAAACAATGGAAAGCTTCTAGTAAATATACAAGTTATATCAAATCTATAAGAACTGCTGCTGAGAATGAAGCTAAATATGCGTTTTCAGTTAACTTAATATATCAAGAAAATTCATTTTTGGTGAGATCATTTGACTCTCTAACTAATTCCTTTAAATTTAACCAATCTATAACAAACAGTTCTCTTAAAGTAAACGCTGGAACAAGCAAACTATCCGACAGTTTTAAAGACTTGTATACAATGTCTTATGAGTCAGTTAAACAATTTCAAAAAAGTATTGAATCTAAAATAGATTCTATTAACGCTTTTATGGAACTGAAGAAAAAATGTATAGCTGAGGGAGAAAAAGAAATAGAAGAAAAAGCTATTAATCTAAGTAATAAGAAAAACACTCTTAATAAGAAAAAAGAAAAAGACGGAGACAGTATAGATACGGATGAAGAGGCTGCAACTTCTGCACCTAATGCCAATAAAGATACTAGTAAAAACGTAAGTGGAGGGAACAAGATATCCTTTACAGCAGATGACTGCAAGAAAAAATTAGGCTCTGATCCTTTTGGACTCAAAGGTATAGGAAATTGCCCAGGTCCTGTTAAAAATTGCTACTGGGAAGAATATACAAAGAAGATGCAGTTGGTAAGTTTAATGCCAATACCTGATATTGAAGCTTTGTACAAGAGACTTTTTAGATATTATCCAGTAGCTATTCAAATTCCTGTACCAGTACCAGCTCCAGTAGTTCTACCTACATTAGCTAGCGGTATTCCAGACCCACTAATAAGCATACCTCTGCCTATAATATGGAAGCATATAATAACATTAACACTTCCAGTTGGAATGTTTGTTATATGGATTGGGTTATGTGGTCCTATTCCAGGTCCATACATTATGTATATAGATGAGCAGATGAATCCCATGTTCTTAGTCTCGCCTAAAGGCCCTATACAGATACCAGCCAATTCATTAAAGACTCAAGATATTGAAGACAAGTCTTTAATAGAAATGTTAAAGCCGCTTGATCTTTCTTTTAAAATTCCTTTTATAGAGCCTTTTAATAGTTTGATGTTAGGAAAGAAAAAGATACCTGGAAGTTTTCTAAAAAATGACCCGGATCATCCAACTGTAGTAATAGATAATATCAGGACTAAGATAAAGAGTGCTACTGATTCTATAGATGCTGCAGATTTAACGTTAGATATAGACAAAGAAAAATTAAAAAGAGCTAAAGATGCTTTTAAAAATTTTCCACCAGATATAGAAGCTATTCAAGATACATTGGCTTCTATAGGAAATACTATTGACAGAGCTATCGATGGTATGAAAATTTCTTCTATAAAATTTCCAAAAGATCCTAAAAGATTAGCAATCCCTAGTTTAGGATTTGCTGAATTTTTAGAAGATATAAACAAATTACTAGATACTAAAATTGATTTAGGACTTCCTATCAAGACAATTTCATTAAAAAATGAAATTAAAAAAATATTTGATAGATTATTATCAGATCCTGATATAAAAGCATCATTTGCTAATATTAACAAAGAAATAGAAGAACTTGAAGTAAATTTAGCTATACAAGGAGGATTAGATGCCGATAAAGTAAAAGCTAGAGTTAAAAAGATTAAAGAAGCTATTAAAAAAGTTGCCGATAAAGCAGCTAAAATTATAACACCTGAAATGCTAGGTTTTGTAGCAGCGCTAGCTATTCCTATCCCTTTACCATTTCCATGTTATGATAATGTTACTATTCCTCCTATTCCGCCTTACATAGCAGTGATCATATTAGCTATTAAAACTCTAGGAGATCTTATAATGGGAATACCTGATAGTGCATTTGCGAATGCGCTTAGAATAGATCTAAAATCTAGACTACCTAGGATAGATGATATGATGACCTTTATAATTGACGCTATGTTAATTTTTGTACCAGAACTTTCTTTTCCAGATACTCAATCAGGGACAGTTATAAAAAATACTATCAAAGCTTCTATCCAAAATTTCTTTAAGTTCAAGATAAGACCACCGCATCCGGGTGCTATGCAGATAACTATACCAGAGAGCTTAATAAAAAATCTAATAAAAACTGCTATCAAATCAGCATTTGCAGCAGTCGTGACTATTATCATGGGAGAATTGATGAAAGCTGTAAATGCTGAAGATGTTGCTAAAGTCTTGGCAGTTGCCTTGATAATAAAAGCTATTTTTAGTACAGATCTGGGAAGCATTACGGGGAATGATATAAAAGCTTTTTTGACTTCTTCTTTAGATCTAGTAGATGAAAAATTAGAAGAAATTAAAAATCTTTTAATCTCTATTCCAAAAGTAGATTTTAAATCTTTGAAAGAAACATTTTTTCCTCCTGCGATATCAGAATCTTTAAAGAAAAAACCTTTGAAAATTCTAAGAGAAGGACCTTTCTTAGAAGTTAACACAGCTTTAATGTTAGATGTGACTAAACCGATGCTAGATATTCTACAGAAGCTTAATCTTCCGTTTCCAGTGATTTTATTAGGATGTGCTCTCACTCCTACTAGAATAACATTGACAAAGTTACATCCTTTTAGTCCTAAACAGATATTACCTTCATGGGAAATGTTAAGCCTTAAAAATATTCCATGGGTGATATTTTTAGACCAATTAGTAGCAACTGCTCAAAGACAAGGAGGATTAGTAAGCGATTACGTTATTCCTTATTATTTACCAGATCTTCCTGTATAAAATCTTTTTTGTAAAAGATATATAAGAAAATCAGAATTTTTTCATTTATTTTCTAAAAAAAATATGGCAACAAAAAGAAAAGAAAACACCTCTGTAATCAAAAGACCAGGGGACACATCAAAAATTTACTGTCAAGAGGACTATGCACAAGAACTTTATGACAAAATGTATGGAACTGAAGTTATTTTTAAAGATGTATCTAATGGCACAATCTTAAGAGTAGTAGAATTTAAAGCTTCTACACCCGGAAAAGAGATTACTGCTATTTGCGATAACTTTACTACACTTTATTTTAACTTTGCTAAAGAGAAAAAGTACTTTCAAATCTTAGGATTTGATGAGGAATCTTTTATAGACTGGGTATCTTCACCGGCTCATGTATCTTATTTACAAGAAAACAAGATTTACATTCAGGTTGAAAATATCGAAGTAGCTAAAGGATCTCTGCACCAAGCTCACTTGAAAACAATAATAAGAGAGTTTAGAGAGCAAATAGTTAAACCTACTTCAGCTTATGTAGCTAAGATTATCGATAAGAATCAAGGAGGTTTCATAGTAGAAGTACAAGGTATAAAAGCTTTCTTACCAGGTTCTTTAGCAGCTGCTAATAAAATAGCAGACTTTGAAAGTTACATAGGAAAAGAAGTGCTAGTAATGATTGAAGATTATTTGAAATCGTCAGATATTTTTGTAGTTTCTTATAAAAAATATCTAGATTATATTTTACCAGGCAAGCTTGGTGAATTAGAGAGAAATCAGATAATGAAGGGATATGTAACAGGTACATCTAAATTTGGTATATTTGTTGAATTTGATGATATGTTTACTGGACTTTTACATACAGCAGAAATGAATCCAGAAACGTTGGAAAAATTCAACGCAAGAGAATTTAAACCTGGACAAGAACTTGAAACGTGGTTAAAAGACATTAGAGATAATAAGTTAATCCTTACTGAGATCGATCCTAGTATTAAGCAAAATGAATATGAACTTTTCAGAGAAAAGATCGAGGGCAATATGAAAGAAACTACTGTAGTTTCCATTAAAGCTCATGGAGCATTAATGGAAATTGAAAAGGGGATACTAGGTTTGCTACCTATAAAAGAGATGAAAAAATACAAAAAACGTCTTTCTGTTGGAGAGAAAGTTGATGTTTTCATCAAGAAAGTGGATACTTCCACTGGTAAAATTTACCTTACAATGAACGATGAACATATTACAACAGAGGTATGAGATACTTTCTTCGTCAAAATGCGGAATAGAATTTGAATTTTTTTCGGAACTTAACCAAAAAGATGTAGCTAAAGAACTTACTAAAGCTCTAGGTAAAAAGGTAGTTATCCCTATGGTTATCGTAGGGATGGGAGAAGAATCTAAAGGTGGGTACCATTCTGATATGGAACCCACCTCTACCATGTTTAAACTTGAAAGAGATTTTAGTGGTGGTAAAGATATGTTTGAGATGATAACAGGTCCTCTTGTTTATGAGGAGGCTAGAATCATTATTATCAAAATGTTGCAATGGATTAAAGAGCATGGGTGGACTGATTCTAAATGTGCTATTCACTTGAATTGCAGTTTTAATGAATTTAAGGCTAAGCTTAGAACTCCTTTAATGAGTTTGAACATTCTTAAATTTATCTTAGGCTTTGATGAAGATTTTATCTATTCTAGATTTCCTAACAGGAAAGATAGTGTATATGCTAAATCTATAAATAACTATTATCCTTTAAGCAGATTTATATTTTTTGATAAGCCGGAAGATATAGATAAAACTGATTACGTGGTTCCGCATGAAAAATATTACGGTGTCAACTTTACAAAACTTCCTAAAAATTATCTCGAATTGAGATATTTAGGAGGAGAAGGTTATGAAAATAAAACTTTTAAAATCCTTGAGATTTTAGATTATTTTGTGACTAGACTTTACTCTACTTTACAAGCCAATGACACGTATACTCCTTCAGAAAAAGAAAAGTTGCATAAAACGTTAACTGAACAGAAAAAGGCTGTACAATCTTTCTCTAATGCAGAGAAGTTTTTACATTCTTATCCGGATATAAAGGTTACAGTTGACATGCAAGGAAATATTGAAATTTTAAAGTCTTATTGGACTGTATTAAGAGAAAAATTATTTTCTTTAGTAGTAGATTCTGGTCTAAGAAAAGGTCATTTTAACTTAGACACAGATGTTTCAATGTTCCAGTTAAGAAGTGGCGTAATGAAAAAAGCTAATCATGTGGAAAATATGGAGCTTTTTGACTGTGAAATTAGTGGTACTATTACTCATTGCGTTTTATACAGATGTAAGATAAAAAGTTCCAGAATAGAGCTTTCTAAAATTATGGAATTTAATGAAGTTACAGGAAGTAAAGTTACTAAAACTACTATCATGCCTACTAATCTATTGACTGACTGTTACATAGATAATCCTAATGAAACTGTAGAAGGTAGAATACAGGGAGGTGTGATTAGAAAAGGTATTTTAGGAAGAGATGTTGACATATCTAAAGAAACATTGATAGTAGATGTTAGCGGATATGAAGACAAAGATGGCGGAAAAGATGGAAATTCTTTACAAACCGCATACGGAACAAAACAATAATATCCATGACTAAAGCGGAATTAGTAGATATGGTGCAAAGGGAACTTGACGTGTCGTTTGCTCTCCCTTCTCAACTTCAACCCACGGAAATAGAGAGGATAATAGACCAGACTTCAGTTTGGTTTTATGAAAATTACCGAGAAGCTGTAGAAACTCAATACTATATCATGAAAGTTGAAGAGTTTAAAAAACCTGAATGGCATAGAAGCCGAACAGTTACTATGCCGGATTGCGTAGTTTCAGTATTTGAATGTAAAGAGATAACTGGTGCAGGTTTGTTAGGTACTTTAGATAGAGATTTTGCTGACAATAAGTTGATAGCTTCTGAGATCTATTTATCTCCTTTCACTGGAGACAGTTTAGTATTTAGAACTGCACAGTACCAGTTTTTCGATTTGACTAGAGCATTTTTCTTAGAATGGATAAGATATGATTATAATAGAAGAACTAAAAAATGTAAGATACTAGGAAGAGATCCTGCTAGAGATGTATTTTTTAATACTTATGTTAAGATTCCTGAAGATAAATTGTATGAAGATTATTACTTCATGAGATATGTTACAGCTAAAGCCAAAATAGCTTTGGGTAGAATGCTTAGTTTTTTCGATTATAACTTAATGGGAGGAATTAAAATAAACGCATCTGAAATTAAAGCTGAAGGTGAAGCCGAAGTTGAAAAAATAGAAACTGAAATCAAAGATCAAGATTCTGCGGACTATTTTAGCATATTCTATTAACTCGTAATCTCTACAATCTTTCTGGATATATAGAAAAAGATAGAAGATGCTAAAAGAGATTTATATGAGAGATCCTAACGATCCTCTTTACACACCTGGAGTATTAGAGCAATCTAGTGAAATTGAAAATTTACTAGGGCAGATACGTATGGTAATGTTCACCAAACCTGGTGACGTTATTGGTGCGTTTGATTTCGGATATAATTTGGAAGATAATTTGTATTTATTTGATGTTTCTACTGAAGAACTCCAGACTAAATTAGTCGAAGCTATCTATTATTACTGTCCTGATGCATCAAAATATGGTGTAGAAGTAAAAGCTCAGTTCTTTAAAGGTTCTATTAGAGATGCTTGTCTTTTAGATATTTATATTGACGGTACAAAATCATTAGGAATATTAGTAACATGAAAATTTTTGATAAAGCAAGGATACAAGCACAAGACTTGTACCAACAAGTTTTTAAATTCGTTAACGAGAAATTTCAACAATCTGGTAAAGTATTTAGCGTAGCGAGTGCTTATGGCCAGATCATACTAGTGCTATCTAAACTTACTGAAATGGTGCTATTCTTCATCGAAGATAGCGTTACCGAAATGAATATCCAGACTGCTTCGAGGGTAGATAGTGTACATGGTTTAGCTAGATTAGCAGGTCATAATGCTACTAGAGCTATTGCTTCTACTGGAGAAATTTCTTTCACTGTTACTACTATACCAGATATCCAAGGTAACCAGATTATAATTCCCAATTTTACTAGAATACAATGTTTGAATAATAGTAAAATTTACACATTGAATTTAATAGATGATCAGATAAGAGTTCAGGTAAATGATAAAAAACCGGTCTATGCTCAAGTCGTTCAAGGAGAAATCTTTTCTCAAGTTTTTACAGGTGATGGAGAAGTACTCCAGAGTTATACTGCAACTTCTAGAGGTAATGTTTTACTAGATAACTTTTTTGTCAAAGTTTACGTAAACGGGGAATTGTGGAAAAAATACGATTCTATATACGATATTCCCTACGAAGGAAAAGGTTATTTAGTTAAAACTGGTATAACTGGAGGTTTAGATCTATATTTCGGAAATAAGTATTTTGGTAAAACTCCTCCATTAGGTTCAGAAATAAGAATTGAATATATGCAAACTTCCGGTGAAGGAGGGAATGTTAGAGAAGGTGAAGATGTTAATTTTAAATGGATAGATAGCGGATATTCTTTAGACGGCGAAGAAGTTGATCTTAATACTGCATTGACTACTAAAATGTCCAAACTTATAACGTTTGGTTCTAACCCTGAACCTACTGCTCTTACTAGATTAATAGCACCAAAGACTTCTAGATCGTTTGTGCTAGCTAATCCTGACAATTACATAATATTCTTAGAAAAATTCAACTATTTCTCAGTAGTAGATGCGTACACAACATTTGATGATCAATATTTAGATGATGATAATATCATTTATCTGTTTTTAATACCTGACATAAAGAAAAGACTAAAGAATAACGAAAACTATTTTTCAGTTCCCCAGAAATTTTTCACATTAACTGATCAAGAAGAATCGAAAGTTCTAAACACGATTGAAGATTCCGGTTCAAAGGTAGTGACTACTTTAGTCAAAATAGTAGAACCTGAAATAGTAAAATATGTTCTAAATATATCTTTAGTAGTATTTGAAGGTTATTCTCAAGATGTGATAAAAAGTAATATAATTTCTAATTTATCTGATTATTTTTTAAATGTAAGAAGAAGAGATTTGATACCTTCTTCGGACCTTGTGAGAATAATAGAAAATGTAGAAGGGGTAGATTCAGTAAATGTTTCATTTATTTCTGAATTAAATGAAACCTCTAAAAAAGGAAACCCTTCTGCTCCGCTGATAGGCATAGATGACATGGGAGATATTGTCATAGGTAAAAATGAATTACCGTTGATTAGAGGAGGTTGGAAAGACAGAAACGGTATTGCGTACGAGGATGGAATTTTTGATGATAGGCCTGGCTCAGTTAATATTTCTATCAAGAGAGTTACTAAACAGACTACTAATACTTTATTGTTCCAAGAGAATATGAATAAAATCATGAATAAATAATGGAAAGTCTATATAAAAAAACTGAAAGCAGATTAAACAGGTTGGAAGATACAGGTTTTGACTATGAAGGTAGAATTTTTGAAAAATCAATGTCTCCGCTTATGTTTGCTGATCCAACTAGGAAGAGTATTTTAGAAGAGATAGAAAAGATGGTATTTTTCATGATAGAAAAAGTAAAAGTTATAAAAACGTTTTATAATTATACAGTAGACAAAGACTATAAAAAACTAAACTAATGATATCTAGTTTTATAAGATTTTTTGATAAAACAGGCTCTGACTTAAATTTAGCGTCAGTAGATAATTCTATAACTTCCCTGTATAATGGTTCTAAAACTACGTATGAGAGTTTTTCAGGGAAATTATTCTTCCCTAGAATCTCAACAGGTCTTATTGAATCTCAAAATTTATATCTTCTGCAAGAAGTTACAGGTCCTACTTCTAAATATGACTTGAAAAGAGTTCATGGAACTTTCACTATAATTGGCGGAAATCCTACGATAAATGCTATTGATTCAGATTTAACTACACTTTCCCCAGGTGATACTATAAAGATAGTAGATACAGACTATGTTATCACTTCTATAGGTGGTTACACTTCTATGCAGGTTACTCCAACACCTCCACTTTCATTGACGACAACAGATGTCTATTATTATGATTACATAAGTTATAATGAGTTAAGAAGTTCTCCTGGAACATTTAAAGAAAAAATAGTAGCAGAAATTCCTGAAAAGGTAATAGATACTACTACGTCTTTTGTAGTTAAACCTTTCTTTGTTTATGATGTAAATTACTCTGAAGATGTGCCTTTTATAGAAAAAGGTATACTGGCTAATTACGATTTAGTAGATGGATCTTCAGACTCTATAGATCCTTTAACAGGGAGAGTTCATCTTACTTCAATTAATACAGTTCCTCTTCAAATAAATGTTGGTATTCAGTCAGAATATGAGTACATTTACGAAGATGTATTATTACTGAAACAAGAAAAACAATATGAATTTGTATTGTCTCAAGCTCCTTTAGTATCTGGAGATTTTATTTACTATTATGTTTCTGACACTGATAAGCCTTTTTATGATATAACAGAGTTTTATCTCACAGGTTCTGGATCAGAAACTTTAATCAAGGTGCTAGGAGTCGGCGTAAATGGATCTGATACATTTATTAAAGCACAAAAAAGTGACGTGCCTGTTAATAGTACTAATTTCTCTACTTTTAAAGTAAAGTGTGTAAATAAGTTAAATTTAGCTGAAATTTCACTCTATGGAGAAGTTGAAGGTGAAGATGAAAGGCTCAAGACAGTTCTTCAGAATTTTGGTAAAAAGATAGATTATGATAATGAATATATCTTTAGAGACTCTGACATAAAAGAAGAACTCACAGATTATAGATTACTTAATAAGAAGAGAAAAGAGCTGCTCCTTGAAGGAGATAACATCTACCCTTATTTAGGTTCTTATAGAGCACTTATAAATATCATAAATTACTTTGGATATTACGATGTCCGAATTAAAGAATATTTTTTAAACGTAGATCAGAATTCTACTAACTTCGGTAACTACATGCATGTGCTAGTTCCCAAAGATGCTATACAAAGAGAGGAAGTAAAAGAAGCTTGGAAAATTGTCCCTTCTAAAGTTTACAAAAAAACTTCTTTGTTTGGGCTTTTTTACGACTTAAACAGAACGACAGATAACGAAGATATTTACGGAATACCTGAAGTAGTTGATGCTTTTGATTATTCTCCTGAAGAAGTACTAATTAAACTATTTGGATTAAAAGAACTTCTCAAGAAAGAATATCTTCCACTAAACGCAAGAATATTTGACATTACAGGTGAAGGTATTTACTTTGAAAGAATAAGATTAGATGCATGGGCAGATAATCTTCATCATTTAGTAATCGATATAGGTAAACATCCTGAATTTCAAATTTTACCAAAAGAACCTTATATTTCTGACATTCGCAGAATGGATAAGTTCTATATAGATAAATTTACAGAACAAGGTTTAAAAGGATTTGTAGGTGCCAGTGCATCCGACCCGTTAATAAATGCTTTGAATTACACTAATCCAATATCTTCATTATACGGAACATATCTAGATTCTTATGCTAATTTTATAGACAAGATTTATGATGAGAATGGAAATCTTTTACCACCAGTAGACCCTAGCTGGCAGTACATGCCTCCTTCAATCACAGACCCTGATTTCAATCTTTTAATATCTAGAATGCAACCTCTTCCTGATGAAAAAAATATAACATCAGGAGCTCCTATTTTACTAGAATCTTTCTTTAATATATCATGGGAAGAATCATTATTTAACTGGAAACAGTTAAGCATACTCACTGGAAGTGGAAATCATATCAATACTAACATTTGGACATGGGAGAATATAGGTAGAGGTGAATATATTGATATGAGATGGACTGTCCAGAAACGTGGATCTAAAGGTTTTTCTTATGATTCTGGAAGAAGACCTATAGAGTCTTTTATTGAAAGCACTAGAGGCGCTACAGCTTTTTCTTTAGAAGGTAGAATTTCATTAAATGTTGTCAATGGTTCAATTGTCAATATTGATATCTTACAAGGGTATGGTTACACAGCTTCTCCTACAGTATTTGTCCCAGGTCCTGGAACTTATACTACAGGAAACGCTTATTCATCCGGAAACATTATTACTGTAACTAGTACAGTTGGATTAGGTCCAGGTATGATATTGGACGTAACAGGTGGAATTGGTGGATTTGCTCCAGGTACTACTGTTACTAGTGTTAATGGACTTACAAGTTTTACAGTCAGCACTGCGCCTATCGCCCCCCTACTTGATGCAAATATTCAAGGCATTGGAGTTACAGCTAGCGTAACGTTAACAGTTAGCGACGGATATATTTCAGGTGCAACTTGGTCTGGTGGCGCAGGATATTCATATACTCCTTATGCAACAGTTTCACCTCCTCCAGTGACTTATGAAAATGAAAATAAAATCTTACATGCTGTAGCTTTACCTTATGAAGGAGAATACGACATAGCTTTGTATAACTATGACATTACAAATAATTACACAGTAGAGTTTCAAAAATGCTATGTGAAAAATAAGAAAGCTGATTTCTTAGGAGTATCACGTATGGAAACTCCAGAAAGGATATGGGAAGAGTTTGAAACTATTCCTTGGGAGAAAGTTACTGGACCTTGGTATTACCCTACTCATGTGGTTTCTAGATGGGAAGATGCTAGATTATCATGGGATAGTTTAGATTTTACTTCTTTTAAAGATCAGTCTCTCTATGAATATCCTATGACAAACAATTTAGTTTCTATAGATAGAACAAATAATATTATCTGCATAGATGGTAATTTATCTGGAAAACTTTCTTCTGCATTTACATTAAATGTGGGTGACTCTTTATTCTTTATGAGAGAAAAATCAGATCCAATTGTAACAAATCTTAAAATACTTCCTGATCAAATAAATTCCAGACTAAAAGGGATCCAAGCTGGATCTACTGTTAATGCTACGCTAATTGGAAATATTGGAGAAACAGTTATTTCTACGTCAATGTGTGACTTGACAACGACATTATTTAGCGGAGACAGTATATGGGTAAATGATAATTGGTATACAGTGAGTAGCGTGACTTCAACGGAGGTGAAAATCTTAGAGACTTTACTATCATCATTTACTTCGGCACCAGCTCTTTATTACAGATCAGATAAAATAATAAGCACATCTTATACAGGATCTTTTACTGAATTAAAAACTTATAGTAGAATAATCATTTCTGACAATTGCGATTATTCATCAATAAATCCTAATATTAATTTTTATCGATACGTAGATAGCTTGTCAAGTTCTGGATCAACTATTTCTTTTACAGAAAATGAAGAAATTATAAGAAATATAGTATTAGCTAACTCTAGTATAAGTGGCAATAAGACATTATACGCATCATGGGGAGTATTTTCAGGAACCTATGCTATTGAAATCTCAAATATTTCTTATAAGAATGGTAAAACTTATTTTAGAGTTACAGATCCTAACAAAGAATTATATTACATAGACGGTAACTTCTCCTTAAATCTTTCTGATTACGATGTAGATTATGCAGAAACTAGAATAGGACCAGGATCTTTAACTTATGAACATTCTAATGAGCTAACATGGAACGAAAATCCTACTATTACATGGGGAGGATTAAGTTACCGAGGAGGTTCTCTTTGTGGATTCATTATACCGTTTGTACATCATGGTGGAGGAATAACTATAGACGAAGAACCTACATTCTTTTTCTCTGGAAATTCAAATATTGAAAGCACTAACAACGGACTCCACCTTGCAGCACAAGAATTGAACAATTCACAAAATCCAGGTATTATAAAATATACGTATGAAGTTCTTCCTGATGTTGAAAGATTTCTTAGAGATATTGCAGGAAATAAACTTAAAACTTCAGGAGCTACACCAGCAGGTAACAATGTAGTAGTATTAAATGGTACTCCTAGAAATTTTGGAATACCTGCAAAAATTTCCGTTTCTATAACAAGTGGTAGTATAAGCGCAGTATCAATACTTAATCCTGGAGCAGGATATGTAAACACTCCAACAGTCACTATAGAAACACCATGTGGCGGTGTTGGAGCAACAATAACTCTATCTATAATAGACGGAAAAGTCACTAGTTACACATATACAGGCGGATCCGGATATACTAGTACACCCGTTGTAACAGTTAGTGTACCAGAAGGCTATGAACCTTTTGATAATTATATTTGGACAGGTAAAGAATGGATAGAAGTTGTTTCAATAAATGGCCCATCTTTAACATTAGGAACTCCTTTGAGTGATGTATTAGCTTCAAATGTAGAATTGTTAACAGCTTATGATTACCATAAACAATTATATTTGAATCCTTCTATATTTCAACAATTTTATTACTTTATACATGCAGAAGCTAAAAATCCTAGTGATGAAATGCTTTCTTATGTCACTATGACGAATGGAGTAGAAAGCGAATGGTTAGCTCATCCTGATAGAACTTACACTTATCCTTTAGAAAATTCTATACTATTCTCAAGTGTTCCGCAATATAATCAAATGGGTGAAGAATACCTGAACAATAAATGGAAATCAGAAGGATCTGATTACCCTCCATTAAATATCTATACAGATTTCACTTCTGATAAACTAAGTCTTTCTAGTAGAGTAGCTTACGCGGGAGACTTGCAATCTCCTTTTTCTTATATTGATACAGTAGTATTTGATAAACAGAAAGATGTTTTACAATATACTCCGGTAGTTTTTCATTATGATAATTGTGTCATTCCTGGAAAAAATAGTCCAGTGTGGACTGTCAAGGAAGAAGGCGGAGACATACAAGTTATAAGTAATTCTGAAAAATTAATGTGGAACTTTACAAAGACAGGAAATTTTACAGTATCTTTAAGCTTAAAGGATGCTAATGGAAATCAATCTGCTATCAGTAAAACATCATTTGTAGTAGTAAAAGAATTTGTTAAAAAATGATAGAAAAAAACACTAATAGCGAACCGTTACAAATTTCAAGAGATGTTAGAGGTTCTATTCAGACAGGTTCTATTCCTGCAGGAGTCACTGCAGGAGATTCAAAATATCCTGTAAACATATCAAATGTTATCTCAGGGCAACTTAATAACAACCCTACTCTTCATGTTTACATTCCAGTAGAAGAAGTTTATGCTAATTTTTCTATTAAAGTAGATGGAGATTGGAGTAATCCTATCAAACCGGGCGTTCCAGTTATCATAAAAAGAGGTGCTATAAAAAATTCGTATGTTGTAAAGAAGACTGTTTTTGATACAGTGTCATTAAAAAGTATTATAAGTTTTGACTTAAGAGAAGATAATGTAAGTTTTGACTGCTATCTTTCTGGTGTAGGCTACCCTTCAGCAGCAAACGATGTCTTTGTCCTTTTTAATAAATCTGTAGAAAATCCTAACCAAAGAGAAAAATTATTGAGAAGTTTTGATGTTGAAATGGTCCCTACGCTAGAAGATTTTTTCACTGTCAATGTTTCTTGGGATATAGATCCAAAAATTAAAGCTACTAAGTTAAGATGGAGATCTATACCCAGAGTAAAAAATACTAGTTATTTAGATTTTATAGTTCTTAATATTGGATTATATACCCAAGCTCCTTCCGCGGAAGTTATAAGTGATACTGGTAGATCAGCAAAAATATCTCTTTCAGGAAGTATAGATAATGTGCATGTAGGATCACCTGGAGCAGGATACACTATCGCAACTGCACAAGTTTCTGGTGGAGGAGGTACTGGCGCAGATATAACACCAAACATTTCAGGTAGTAATACAATTACAGGTTTTTCTATAGTAAATCCAGGATACGGATACACTTCTCAACCAGAAATAACAATATCAGGAGACGGGATAGGAGCTAATGTGTCTGGAGTAGATTTACTAATAGACACGGTCAGTGTTGTTGATCAAGGAGGAGGTTATCTAACTTCACCCACAGTAGTATTAGATGATACTTACGCTATAACACCTGGGTCAGTCCAGTCTACTCTGTATCTTCAAAATGAAGGAGAAATCGATTACGTAAGAGTTCTTGACGGCGGAACAGGATACACTGGAGCTTCTGTTTCTGTAATTCCAATAGGTCCAAGCGGAGCTGGAGCATCAGCTGAAGCCATCATAGAAAATGGAGTAATAAAATACATAAAAGTTCTTGATGGTGGAACAGGATACACTGGAGCTTCTGTTTCTATAATTCCGGCAGGACCAAGTGGTACTGGCGCATCTGTGAAAGCAAATATAGATCTTTATTCTGAATGGGTTTATGAAAATGCTATTTATGAAGAAAAACAAAAAAGTCTATCTGGCTTTAAAACTAATGTACCTTACGAGATACAAATATTAACATCCTCTGAGGAGTTCTTTAGAGGAAACATAAGTTATAGCGATTCACTCACTTTTCAATACACTAAATAAATGAATGGGAAGAAAATAGCTATCTTTGATTTAGATGACACTCTTATTTTCTCTGACGCAAAGATAAATATTCATGATTCAATAACTAATGATGTGATAGTTTCGCTTACACCTTCTCAGTTTACTGCGCATAAAATCGACCATAATCACCATGCTAGTTTTAGCGAATTCTGGTGCGAAAAGATACTCGGAAAATCTAAACTCAACAAACGTTATTTTGACTCGTTGAAAGGGTACATAAAAAGAGGTGTAGAAACTTCTATCGTTACTGCAAGAGGAGACAAAAATATCGTAGTAGATTTCTTTAAGAAGAAAAATGTCTCTATCAAAGAGCCTTTAATATACGCTGTGTGCGATCCTATTACAAATTTTAGTGGAAATATCCCTGAAAGAAAAAAACAAGCCGTTAAAAACATTATAGAAAAAGGTTATAACAACATTATTTTCTATGATGATAACTTAGACAATTTGTTAGCTGTGTTAGAGCTTTCAACGCCTGAAGTTAAAATTAAAATCATACATGTAGTAAATGCAAAAAAGAAAACCAAAAAAGGAGGAAGAACAAGCTAATGTGTTACAACTCCACAAAGCAGATTTCAACACGATAAAATTTTCACATTCGCAGTTGACTTTTTTCAAGACTATTAAAGATAATTTCTTAACAGTCTGCACAGGACCTGCTGGTACAGCAAAAACATTTGTTGCTTGTTACGCAGCGTTAGACTTGTTGAGAGAAGGTGCACATAAAAAAATCATTTTAGCTAGACCTGCTGTGGAATCTGGAGAAAATCTAGGTTTCTTACCCGGGACTATAGAAGAAAAGATAGCTCCTTACATGAAAGGATATGTTTCTAACATGAAAAAAATCATAGATAACGATAAGTTAAAAGCTATCATGGCTGCAGATCTTATAACTATGGAACCTCTAGCTTTCATGAGAAGTGAAACTTTTGACGATACTATCTTAATACTAGATGAAGCACAAAATGCAGATTTAAGGCAGTTGATGCTAGTAGTGACAAGGATGGGTAGAAATTCTAGAATCATTATATGTGGAGACGTTACTCAATGGGACATCAAAAACAGGAGAAAAGATCTGCTAGTATTCGGAGAAAAAATCTCCAAAGGTGTTAATAGCTGTTCTACTTTTGAATTCACTAGAGCAGACATAGTTAGAAACCCTATACTTATAGAATTGACAGACAATTATGAAAAATACAAAGAGGAAAACGGTATAGATAAATAATAAAATCTATACATGCAAAATTTTATCAACAATTTTTTTGTCAAACTTTTTGTTGTGATTGCTGCATTAGCTCTTCCCTGGGTACTATTGTCAGTGGAAGGACCTTTGCCATCAATTTCTACTTATTGGATGTCTAAAATGCAACCGGCGTTCATTTTTGTGAACGCCGCTATTTCTTATCACTTATTTAACACAAGAAGATGGGAAATACCCTCATTGTTCTTGTTGATTTTAACAGCTTTTTCTATAGAAATGTATCCAGTGATACATAATGTCTCTTCAGTAGCCTTTTTCGCTACGAGTGCGATCCCTTTTTTCTACGCTAAAAGATTACAGTTTTACTTGAAACTTTACGCATGTTCTATCCTGTTTCTTTTTCACAGTATTTTAGCAGCAGAAATAATTGGAATATCTATTCTTTGCTTGTACCATGCTCATGTACTAATAGTTTACAATTGCATCAAGAAGAAAAGAGAAAAACAAAATCAGAACAATTTATAAATTTTTTCTAAAAATTCGAAACACGACGCGCGATGAAAGTAGGTTTTTTTCTACATTTTGATTTTACAATGAACGGAATGCTCTTCAACGAGCTGAGATGTTATAACACACTATTTAATCATCCTAATATTGAAAAGGTATACATTTTTGATTATAAAGGCAAATACTCACACATGTTAGATGAATTCGATTTTGAATTCACTAGAGTGCATGTAAACGGTTTTGCTGATGTAGAAAAATTCACTAAAGTAGATTTGTTATTCACTTGGGATTGGTACCAAGATTTCTTCGGAGGAGTTATTAGCCCTAAAGCTGTGGATCTTTACAAAATTCTTTCTCATATCACCAATGAACAAGACTTGAAAGTTTATTTCAGGATATGCGACTTTAAGCATGAAATGAGAGATTATAAAAAGATGATCCAAGATAGAATAAACACCACGGAAAGCGGTATAAAATTCGTAGAAAGAAATCCCAAACATCTTCATTCTCTAGATAATGTTAAAATGACTAATTACGACAATGTTTATTTCTTATGCAATGGAAATAGAGAAGTTTGCGATTGGTCATGGATAACTTTGACTAAGACTATGCCTTTCTTAGAAAAAGAAAATGTTCAGAATAGATCTTGTTACATTTCCGACGATATTCTTTTTAGGTACGAGGAATGTTACGAGAACAATTCTAATTTAGGAATAGAAGAGAAAAAGAATTTACTCTATCATGTAGGTAACTTAAACCCAGGTAAAGTTAGAAAGATTAAAGAGATAATGAAATCTTCAGAAGTTCCTCTCTTTTTAAGAACAGCGGAGAGAACTATCAACGGAAGTTTAAGAAAAATTTCTTCTATTGAAATGATAGAAGAACCTATTGTCAAAGATGAGATGTACAAAGAATTGAACAGTTACATAGCTTATCTTTTTGTTGGAAAGGGTGAAGATAGCAGCTACTATTTCAACAAGACTCTGTATGACGCAAGTATAGCTAGAACAGTTTTTCTCATTTATGGTAAAATAGATTCTGAGAATATCTATAGAGAACTTTCTGATTATGTGTTTAATGACGAAAAAGAACTCAAAGAAAAATTTGAATGGATAAAAGAAAACTATCAAGATCACTTAGATGTGCAGAGAGAAGTTCTTCAAAAGAATTTATCAACGGAAACTATGGAAATGTTTGATAATCCAGTTTTGAGAAAAAATTTTATTCTTAAAGATATATAAGAAAAATCCAAAATATGAAACATATTAAACTTTTTGAAAACTGGTTAAATGAATCAGATTCTTGGGCTGACATGGTAATGAGTGCATGTTCAGATTTTGAAAGATCAAATCCTAGAGGTCTTGATCAATTATTGGCTAAAGATGCGGATGCTATCTTGAACGATGAAAACTTGATGAAGATTTACAACCAAGCAGCTGCTTGTGTTGTTGAACCAAATGTTGCTTCTGGTGAAGAAGATGCAGATCTTGGTGATTACTATGAAAGGACAGAACGAGAAGGATTTGGATTTGTAGCTAATGTTCTTGAAGAAAGACCAGATGGTGAAAAATGGGTCAAATTCCTTGATCTAGTAGAAGAAATTGGTTACTAGAAAAAAATTTTTAGAAAATAATCAAAAAGTTTTTCCACGTTAAAAACTATTGTTATATTTGCAATACAAAAATAAAACAAATACACTTTCAAATGTACAACATTAACAACATAGAAAATAATAATTGGAAAGCCAATAAGATGGCCGACAATTATGGCTATGCTGCGAAAGGGTTTGAGTTTGATATTGAGAAATTTCAACCGAGGAAAATGGATTTAACGACACTATAATATAGAAATTAAAATTCAGAAAAGCCTCGGTCAAAAACCGAGGCTTTTCTTTTGCATTAACTTGGTACCGTAGCTCAGTCGGTAGAGCAAAGGACTGAAAATCCTTGTGTCACTGGTTCGATTCCAGTCGGTACCACAAAAAGAAAACGTTCTTTGACATATTATAATTCCAACGCCCGTTGGACAAGAGGTTTAAGTCGTCTCCCTTTCACGGAGAAGATCATGGGTTCGAATCCCATACGGGTGACCGAGACAGTTTTTGTACTGTCATCAAGGTCCTGCAGTCCAGTGGAGTGGACGCCTCCCTGTCACGGAGGAGATCGAGGGTTCGAATCCCTTCAGGACCGCTAAATTGGGTCCTTAGCTCAGATGGCTAGAGCACCTGCCTTGCACGCAGGGGGTCAGGGGTTCGAGTCCCCTAGGATCCACTATACACAGGAGTAGCTCAATTGGTAGAGTACCGGTCTCCAAAACCGGTGGTTGCAGGTTCGATTCCTGCCTCCTGTGCAAAAAATGACGGTGAAGCTTAAGTGGTATATAGCTACGGCCTGTTAAGTCGAGGATAGTAGGTTCGAGTCCTACCACCGTCGCAAATTGAAATATAGCTCAGTTGGTTAGAGCACCTCGCTGATACCGAGGAGGTCGTAAGTTCGAGTCTTACTGTTTCAACTAACTAAATAAACGTATAATGGAAAAGAACGAAATCAAAAAAGCTCTCTACAAGCAAAACCCGGAAGCACGTATTCAATTTATACGAAAAGGAGTAGCGTATTATTATGCAGATCTTGAAGAAACGAGAGTTCATTTTCAAATTCCTGTTGAAGATATGGGAGATGCAGATTTCTTGAACAGTATGGAAGGAAAATTGCTTATCAGGTGGATAGCTTAATCTAATTACGAAGTAGCTCAGAGGCAGAGCATCCGGCTCATATCCGGAAGGCCAGGATTTCGAAATTCCTCTTCGTAACTACAAAACTATTAATATGAAAAAAGAATTTGATAACTTGTAGGTTAACTAAAACCTACAACAATGAGTAAAAATTACAACAGAGCTAAATTTAACAAAGCTCATAACAACAAAGAGTATCGTAAGATAATCTTGAAATGGTATTACCCTCCATATTATGAAGAAGGATGGACATGGAATCATGGAGATCTTCCTAATCATAAATGGAGAGAATACAAAACGTGGAAACACAACAGAAAAACAAAATACAAAAACTGATCAATGAAAAACTCTAAGCTTTAGCCATTACATTCGAGATTGAATGTAATGGCACCTAAACAACATTACATCTTGATCTCGTAGCTCAGCTGGCTAGAGCATCGCACTTTTAATGCGGGAGTCGTGGGTTCGAGCCCCACCGGGATCACACAAGCGGAAGTAGCTCAGCTGGTTAGAGCACCTGCCTTCCAAGCAGGGGGTCGAGGGTTCGAATCCCTTCTTCCGCTCCACAAAAAATGTAAAAAATGTTTCTCAAACATAATAACTTTTGTTATTTTGAAATATAATTCTTTGAAATAATTTAAAATTAACTATCTAACCAATACAATATTTGAAAAAGAAATTGAGTATTGGTTAAATTGGAGAGTGGCCGAGTGGTTAAAGGCGACAGACTGTAAATCTGTTCTCGAAAGGGTACGGCGGTTCGAATCCGTCCTCTCCAACTATATTGCGGGGTAGAGCAGTGGTAGCTCGCCAGGCTCATAACCTGGAGGTCGTCGGTTCGAGTCCGGCCCCCGCTACGCTAGTTTCTAGTAATCATAACGTTGGTTAACAGAAACGAACTTTTTAAAACTGAAGCGGAAACGAGAGTTACTTCAACAAACTTTTACTTTGTAACCGAAACAACGCTCTTGTTATTATTCTCAGTTTGAAATTGATCCTATAGCAACAGCAATGGGCGAAAACATTAGAAACTGTCATTATGTATTGTGAAATTGGGTAGATGATGGAAATATGGTTTGACACTCCTTAATACTAGGATCGGAGTTTAAATGTACATAGTCAAAGCATATTTCATGTAATTTACACTGACGGTTCGATTCCGTCTAGGATCGCAAAGCGTAAGTCTAATTAACTTACGCCCGAATGGTTCGAAACATTCGATTAGGCATGGTGTAATGGTGCACAGCAGAACGGAGTACATTAAACTGGAAAGGGGACGCAGGATTAGGGTTCGATTCCATATTGCCTGACAAATTGTTCTTTGAAAAAATATATTTCAGAAGCGGTCGCAAGAGTTACTTCAGCCTCTTAAGCTCGTGGTCGGGGGTTCGATTCCCTCACTCGGTACATTTCTTCCACATTTAATACCGAGTTAGCTCAGTGGTAGAGCACGTACTACACTCTAGCAAATATTCTCTGAAAAAATTTTATTGCAGAAGCGGTTCGAAGAGTTACTTCAAAACAATGGGTCGTAGGTTCGAATCCTACTACGTATACCTTGATGGAAAGCGTATAGCTCAGGTGGTAGAGCATTTGTCCTAAAAAGACTCTTGAAATCATTCTCTGCAAGACATTAACTAGAAGCGGAACAACGAGTTACTTCAATTTTTTCTGTAACAAAAAAGGCCCAGGTTCGAATCCTGGCATTCGGGTAATCCGGATGTGGTGTAGCGGATAGCACTAGAAACACGCTCGAAGTATTATTCTCTAGTTTATGGTCCTTTAGCTCAGTCGGTTAGAGCAGCGCACTCATAATGCGAAGGTCCCTGGTTCGAGTCCAGGATGGACCACACTTAAAAAAATTAAAGACGATGATATTTATTAGAAAGCTCATACACTAAGCTAGTATCTGGGGCAACAGTATCTGGGGCAACAGTTACTAGCTATAACATAAGTATGAGCAAATGAAAAACTATCGCCGAGCCTTTAGAAGGCACAAAAAATTCGTCAAATTTATTAGACGTGCAAAAAATTGGTTCTCCAACAATACACATGAAACTTACAATTTACAATCAGCTATTGAAGGTAAAACTCCAATTGGTTGAGGACTACAGGAAGACCTTGTAATTGTTACATGTGTACTTATGATAAGTATAAAAGAGATCATAAAAGTAAGAGAATTCCCAATGAATAAACAAGAATTAAAAGGAGGTTTAAACCTCCTTTTGTTACACCTTTCATATTCCCTCATTAATTAAATGAATATTAAATGAATAGAATTGAAATTTTCAGTGTAAGAATTTGTACTATGGATCTTCATAGTGAATATTTAAGGATAGATTTATTTAGCGAAAAAGGTGATTTAAAAAACGGAGATATTTTTTGTTCTATTCAAAAAATTTATAAATCCAATTCTCTAGGAATTGCCGATTTTTGCATAGATACTGTAGTTAGTCTACTTGAAAATTTCGGCTATCTTGACGCTGAATATATCAAATCAATAGTACATAAATTAGAACCGCATAGAGAATATCCTTTTTCTTTACTAGAAAAATTATGAATGGATTTGAACTTAAAGAAATCAATATTGATAATAGAAAAAAGACATTAGGTCTTTATGTAACAGAGGCTGCGTTTTCTAATATATCTTCCCTTTTCGAGCATCGTAGCGCAAATATATACGTCGGAAAAGATAAATGCACTAAAATGGGCATAAAAGGATATGCATGGTCTTTGAATGCTTATGCATATAAAGTTCATGTAGGAGATCGATTAGTAACTAAGTATGCCATATACGGGACATGCGGAGATTCATCATTTGGACCAGCTCCGACATTTTATGTAAAAAAATATGGCGGAAATATTCGGGTTGCTAGAATTTTTTATAATGCTTTTCTTAAGTACATTGAAGAGAATAAATACACCTTAATAGGAAGAAAATTCGGTCTCTGATTTGATATATACCTAAAATTAGAAACTATGAAAAAGAATATAGCAACGTTTGAAGAGTTTTGTAAAATGGGAACTTCTGCATTAGTCAAGAAACATTATTCAGGATCTACAACAAAAGCTGAGGATCTTTCTGATCCTAAAGATGCAGTAGAAAAAGGGAACGGTAAAGCAGAGCATACTGAACATGTTAAAGCAGATGATTTAGGCGATCCTAAGAATGCCAACGAAGAAAAATAACATGAACATTGATAATTTCAGATCTTTTCTATCAAAAACTTTTGAAGGTTTGAATGAACCAATAGAAGTTCAATGGCAAAAGTCGAAATCTTCTTGGAGAGGAAATTTTTTAATAGATGACGCAAATTACTCTATAAAAGCTGTTAATTTTTCTAGTAAACAGAAACATTTTCTTTTCAAATTTGACGTAGACGGATCTTACGAATTAAAAAATGATTTAAAGAAAGCTTTTAGTGTGATACCTACAGTGGAAAAAGCTGCTATAGATTTCATAACAGAAATTAATCCTGAAGCTTTTATTTTCTGCGCTAACGATTCTTCTTCTGGAAGAAAGAAATTTTACGGTAATTTCTCAAGAAAAATTGCTAAGGAATTCAAAATGGAATATAGCACTGAAAAGAGACAAGATTTTGAAATGTTCATTTTAGTAAATAGTAAATGTGATCTGGTAGAGCTTTCTACTTTCACAATTCCTGAAATTTTTAGAGAAGCTATATCAGGAAGAATTTAAAAAAATAAAAAAGTTTCAAAAAGTTTTTCCATGTTAAGAACTTTTGTTATATTTGCAATACAATAATAAACAATGAAAAATATTACTCACATATCTTTATCCACACAGCTTCTTCAAAGCTCATGTCCGACTACGCTTTCGCAAAGTCCTAGACATAGTATTGTAGATCCGGTTAAAGTATGTGAATAACGAATTACATATTTTACTAAGAAACCGGATCTCAAAAAGATCCGGTTTTTTTATGTAAGTTCTTTGACATAATGGAAATATAAATGGAGAATTGGCCGAGTGGTTTATGGCACTGCTCTTGAAAAGCAGCGAACCTGAAAGGGTTCCGTAGGTTCGAATCCTACATTCTCCGCCGAGACAGTTTTGTATGTCTAATAAGTGCCTGTGGTCGAGTGGTTTAGGCAAACGCCTGCAAAGCGTTATAACAGGGGTTCGAATCCCTTCAGGTACTCTGTGACTATAGCTCAGTTGGTTAGAGCGCCAAGTTGTGGTCTTGGAGGTCGCGGATTCAACTTCCGCTAGTCACCCACAGAAGACTGTTATTATTTCATAGACTCTTTTTAGTGAGTAGCATAGAAATAAATTTCTGGTAGTTGGGGAGTGGTACCCCGCCACATTTGGGATGTGGAGAACTCGGAGGTTCGAATCCTCCCTATCAGACTTTACATCAGTTACCCTGCTTGTTCCGTATGGGTTATAAAAGAAAGAATCAGTTAACGGAGCCCATGATGGTACCTATACCGAAGAAACTAGGAAAGATTCTATCATTGACTGATTTTTGAAATGGAAAGTAAACTTAAACGGCGATAAGGCTTACCTGCTAAGTAATGCGTACCTTAACTGGTATGTGGTTCGATCCCACTATTTTCCGCCAATAATACCGGGTCGTCTAGAGGCAGGACAAGTGGTTTTGGTCCACTTAACGGAGGTTCGAATCCTTCCCCGGTAACTAAATCTAGAAGCGGTAAGTACGATTACATCATCTGAAAAATGGCTGCTTTAAAAGCGTGAGGGTTCGAATCCCTCTCTGGTTATCCAGATGGCGGAATTGGTAGACGCGGAAAAATCTTCGTACTAAAAATTCTCTAGATGAACTGCCTTTGTAGCTCAGTTGGTAGAGCGCGAACTTTGTAATTTCGTGGTCGCAGGTTCGACTCCTGTCAAAGGCTCAAAGAATTTTGTCATACAATTTCAAAATTCTAATAATAGTATTAAATTTATATATGAAAGAAATCAAAATCAAAACAGTAATGACAGGGCAATTTGAAGGATCGAGAAAATACTTAAGAATACCTGAACATAAAAATGACAAGTTTTACAAATTCATTAAAAAATTAGTAAAAAAGAAAAAATAATTTTCTCAGAAAGACACTAGTTTGTTATTTTAAAATATAAGTTCTTTGATATGGTTCCGTAGCTCAGTTGAATAGAGCGTGGCACTTCTAATGCTAAGGTCGATGGTTTGAATCCATCCGGGATCACTGAAAGTCAGAAGCGGAAAAAAGAGTTACATCGCTGATATTGGAATTTGCTTACAAACACTCTTTTTATTATTCTCTGACAAGTTATGTGTTGTTCCCTTGAGAAAGGAATTTGCTAATAAGGTTAAAATGAACAATAGTTTTAAACAACACAGAGGTTCTCAACCTCAATTTGACCTTGTGTTGAAATTGGTAGACAAGCAAGATTGAGGGTCTTGTGCCAGACGGTGTATGAGTTCGAATCTCATCAAGGTCACGACGGAGAAAAAAGTTTAGTAAAAAATAAAACAAAGTTTTAGCTCAGATGGTGAGAGCACCGGCGTCCGGAGGTCAAGGGTTCGAGTCCCTTATTCTTTAAATAAAAGTACTAAACTGAAAAAAGATCGTATATGGCAGAATAAGTAATTTAGAAGATTCGCGGTAATCTAAATACTGAATCTGATTCTTGAAGTAGAGACGTCTTACTGTTAAGGAGTTCTTTTTTCTATCCGTTTTTTATAGTCAGGTGGCGGAATTGGTAGACGTTCAGTGATTGGTATATGTGTTAGTAACGTACCGAGTGATGATAAATCCGAGCTAACAGGTAGGATTGCAGGTTCGAGCCCTGCCCTGACTACTACTAAAAAAATGATATGCATTGTAAAATAATTTGGTCTGAGAAGAAAAAAGAACAAGCTATAGAAAAACTTACTAAATACTTTGAAAAATATGGCGTAGGTGAAATGATAATGCAAAACGATGATGCTTTAATAGAAGCACCGGAAGTTCTTTCAGACATAGCTGATGATATTTTAGTCGAGAATGAAGGAATAATTTTCGAAGAATAAAATTTGCTCTCGTGGTGGAATAGGTAGACACTCTGGTCTTAGGAACCAGTGCCGAAAGGCGTAAGGGTTCGAGTCCCTTCGAGAGTACCAAATAGAACAAAGTAAGAAAGCTCGGTTCTGACTGTTTTAACAGAGGTTCCATGTATACTAGAAGGCAGGTGAAGCTCCTGAATGTTCTATTTTTTAAATTTAGCTATGATAATTGCTTCAGTATGTACAATACCCGGAAGAGCGGAATCTTTATTTAAAGTTTTAGGTTCTTTACTAGAACAGACAGTTCTTCCAAACTCCTTATTAATTTCAGTTTCTGATTTCTATCCTAGAAATGAAAAATACTTTCCAAAAGAAGACTTGGCTAGAATAGAAAAATTCATAGAAACTTATCCTATACCGTCTCAAATTGTCAAAGATAACGTAGACATAGGCTCTTGTAAAAAATTACTGTCACCAATTAATCATGTAGATACTAAAAATGGTGACTTAATTTTTACTTTCGATGATGACGCCCTCTTGACTAATAGAGCAATTGAATCTTTAGTAAGCGCATGGGAAAAAAATCCTAATGCTGTTTACTCTATAATGGGTCACAGAGAAGAAAGTTATATACATCAAGAGAGAATCGATTCTTCGGCTTTTGATTATTTTGTAGTAGATATTGTAGGAGGCTATAGAGGTGTACTGTACCCTGTAAATTTGATAGAAAAAGATGAGTTCATCTCTTATATACAGGAGATGATAGATTTGCACAAGAGCCAGAATTTAATAGCCATGCATGATGATCATATTTTTTCATATTTCTTTAAAATGAAAAAGATTGAAAGAAGAGTTGCACCGTTTTTAGAAAAAAGATTTTTTATCGACTATAGAAACATTGAAAACTCTGACGGGATAACCGTGGATAAAAATACGGTACTTTCAATGAACATTATAAAAAATTACTTTTCTAATAATCAATGGGTTATCGATAATCCTTATTAAACAAACTAAAAATATGAAGCATAGAATTGAATTTACACCAATGACACATTTAGATGATTTCTTCATTGGGATTATGACAACACCTCATGCAGAAGATGAATATGGGGTTTGTAGAATGACTGAATTTGGATTTTTCTTGTTCAAAATTTCGATATTTTCTTATAAAAAAGAAAATTTCAATGATGATATTTCTTACTAGGAAAGGAAATCGTCCAGAAGGACGTAATGGCAGTATCCCATGTAGAAGGCTTAACTTTTAGTTTTAAGCATAACGACTGTTGTGGGGTTGGAAGATGTTAGGACAATCGAAAACTCGTATTACGCGAGGAAGTAATTGGATCTTTCCACTGGCGCCGAGTGTTAAAAATTGGACCAACCGAAACTTGGGTAGTAGCTGGCTCTGTTTTGCAGTAGATTGGCTACACCTTTCCTTTTTTCATTTTTTATTGTTAATTTTATTATATGAGAAACAGTAAAGGACAATTTGAAAAAGGTAACATCCCTTGGAACAAAGATAAATACTTTGATCCCTCACCTAAAACTCATTTTAAGAAAGGACAATACGTCGGAGATAACCACCCTTCATGGAAAGGAGGAGTTCAGGTAATTTCCAACGATTGTGCTTACGTCTGGACTGGAAATAATTCTAGAGTAAGGAGACCTCGAAAAATCTACGAAGACTTTATTGGGCCCATACCTGAAGGTTACGTTATTATTCACAAAGATGGGAATAGATACAATGACTCTCCGGAGAATTTAGAAGCTATAAGTCGAGCAGAGAATTTAAAAAGAAATAGAAAAATATGAAAGAAGAAACTAGACTTACTTGGGTACTTGAAAGAGAAGATGGCTTATTAAAAGCTGCTAAAGACGTTATATGGATAGAATATGGCGATGATAATCGATTCAAAGAACAACATTCTGAGATTGGAGTTGGAAGATCTCTTCTCATGAGTCCTTTTAACGAGTTCTTTACTTGGCAAACTACACTAGTAACAGAAATACTAGAGAATTCTGAAGACGTTATCAAGTTTAGGACTAAAAATAGTACGTACACTTTAAAAAAGACTTATGATAAATCAGAATAATTATTTCCATATTTTTGCTCGTAATACTAGAAAAAAATCTTTCGATATTAATTCTGGAAATCATGGCTTGTTGGAAAAAAGCCCAATTATTTTTTGTGTACATGATAAAGATGGTGAATCTCATTTTACGATGTACTGTTTTGATGACAATGATCCAGTGAAATATGCTCCTATGTATTATCTCGAAAAATGGGTAGGATCTTTTCTTTTACCTGGCTATGAGTATATTGGAAAATACAAATATTCTAACAATAAATTAGAATTTATAGAGATTGATAAAAAAGTCAACCAAAAATGGGTAATTCTTACTAAATTTAATCTTTAATGAATTTAAAGAAACTTTAAAAATTGCAAAAGATGACAATACAAGAACTTAGAGATCAAAATTTAATTATATTCGAAGGCATAGTCGGAAGTCAAGCCTATGGAATTTCTACTCCAACATCTGATGTGGATATAAAAGGTGTTTTCATGATTCCTTTTGATAATATTTTAGATTTCAACTATGTTGAGCAAGTTTCAGATAGCAAAAATGATACTGTCTTCTACGAGCTTAGAAGATTTTTACAACTTTTAGAATCTAATAATCCAACGATGTTAGAAGTTTTGAACTTACCCGAAGAATGTATTCTTTTCAAAGATCCTATTTTTGATATGGTACTGCGAGAGAAGACTAAGTTTATAACCAAGAAATGTAGAAATTCTTTTGGAGGATATGCTATCGATCAGATCAAAAAGGCTAGAGGTTTAAATAAGAAAATAGTTAGACCTATGGAAAAAGAGCGCAAAGGAGTTTTAGATTTCTGTCATGTCTCGTACAAACAAGGATCACTTCCTGTTAAAGAGTATTTAATAAAAGTGCATCCAGGATGGAGTCAAGAACATGTGAGCCTTGTGAGTATACCACACATGAGATATACTTATGGAGCTTACTTGACACAAGGTAAATCTGTAACAGGAAAACATGTCAAGGGAATTGTCCAAGATGAAATTCTATCTAATGACATTTCATTGTCAGAAATTCCTAAAGGAATAGAACATGCTTTCGTAATGTATTTTAATAAGGATGGATACTCTACTTATTGCAAAGATTATAAAGAGTATTGGGATTGGGTAGAAAATAGGAACCAAGAAAGATTTACCGATAACATGGTTCATAATAAAGGATACGATGGAAAGAATTTGGCTCACTGTCACAGGCTTTTAGATACAGCTCTGGAAATTTTCGAAGGGAAAGGTATTAATGTTAAGCGAGAGAATAGAGAACAGCTATTAGCTATACGAAGAGGAGAATATGATTACAATTCTCTGATAGAAGAAGCTGTAACTAAGATTCAAAAAATCGATGATCTGTTAGAAATTTCTACGTTACCAGAACATGTAGATAGAGACTTTGTCAATCAGCTTTTGCTTAAGATTCGAAAACTTCGTTACCAAGAAGATATGCAGTTTGCAGTTTCGTTCCCTCCGCTACCTTAAGGTCTTAGATAAGATAACTGTCTTTTTCCACTCCAACAACTTAGTATTGGTTATATTCAACTTTAGAGCGAAAGTTTTGACCACTGAAAAAAATTTCAGTAAGATATAAATGTCTGAACTAAATTAAATTTATCATATTATCAATATGATACAAGAAACAGAACTTTCAACATTGTTATTTTTCGATTTAGAAACTTCATCTGAATTCGGATCTTACGATGAGCTTTACGAGAACAATCCTAGAAAAGCTGAACTTTGGAGAACAAAGTGTATTAAATCTGCATCTAAAGAACCTGAAAAATGGGAAGACTATAGACAAGCTTATTTAGACCAGTCTCCTTTGTACGCAGAATTTGGTAGAATAGTTTGCGGTTCTTTTTGCTACTTAACTACTTCCTCTGTCAATAGTGGAAAAATGGTTTGGTTAGGAAAAATGAAAAGTTTCTATGATACTGAAAGATCTGAAACTTCAGAAGTAGAACAAGTATTAAAACCTATTTCTGAGTTACTTTATAACATTGATCGTGCTGGAAAAAGCATGAGACTATGTGGTCACAACATCAAGAAATTTGATATTCCTTGGTTAGTGAAAAGAATGGTGATGAATAATGTTAATGTTCCAGTACAGCTTCAAACATGGGGTAAAAAACCATGGGAAGTTACTCACTTAGACACAGGAGAACTTTGGAGCCTAGGAAACTGGGACGGTTACGTTTCACTTGACGTTTTATCTTGCTCGCTTGGCGTTCCTTCGCCAAAAGCTACTATGAGCGGAGAATACGTTGGAAAAACTTTTTGGGTCGAAAAAGACTACGAAAAGATAAAGAACTATTGTGAAGAAGATGTTAAATGTGTAGGTAGAATTTGTCACCGATTAACATCATCTACTCTTCCAATACAGTTCTAAAAATTACTTATAAGAAAGTTGCCAGAGGGACCAGAAGTAAGAATCATGTCCGATTTCATTAATACTGAGATCGGACATCGACGCGTAGACAGAGTTGAAAAAAGCCCAATGTTTAAGACTAAATGTGACTTTTCAGTCTTAGAGAATAAAAATTGGAAAATGAAGTCTTTTGCTAGAGGAAAAGAGATGATAATCGAATTCACTAATTACGATGATGCTGAAGAAATTCATTATTTGAAAATCAATTTTGCTAAAATTGGATCTATGCTCACATACAATACTCCAGAAGATGATGAGTTTTTTGACCGTAGAGCTATGGTGAGATTTTATTCGGAAGGCAAAATTTATTGCATATCTGATTTTACAAGATTTCTAATAACTAGATGGTCTTCAGAGTGGGATACTAATAGAAGTCCAGATGTTGCAACTCAACATAACGAATGGAGAGATTTAATGCACGAAAAAAGAAAAATTGAATATTTTAAAAGACCAATATTTCAACTTCTCACAGATCAAAGATTTTTCAATGGAATAGGAAATTTTTCAAGGTCAGAAATTTTAGCTAGAACAAGGTTTTCTCCTTTTACAACACTTCATGAAATATTATCCGATGAGATCTTACGAAATGATTTTTTCCAGACAACAAAAGATGTATTAAATCAAATTCACAGATTTGGAGGATTTCAATTTAAACATTGGATAAATCCTTTTGGAAAAAAAGATTTGGCATTTAATAAATGGGTAAGAGCTTATAACAAACCAAGAAAAGCATATTTCATCAAAGATACTAAAGGTGCTAAATTCTGGTTCATTAAAAGATGGGATGAAGAATATGCAGAATGGGTAGGTGAGAATGACATACTTGACCCAACCCTTTTAAAAAAGATATATAGTAAAAATAAACAAAAAAGATGGCAGTAACCATAACAACAATTCAACCACAGGATTCATTAGCTTCTTCAAGATTAACGTTGAACTCTAATTTCGCTTCTCTGAAAGCTGGAATAGATTCTGTTCAAGTTTTATTGAATCCATCAACTTCTATTTTATCAGGAGTTAAATCCGCTACTATCAATGACAATGCGGTACCGTTTTCTACTAGCATTTTTCAAGTAGGGAAAGGTTCTTCTTTGCTAGGTAATACTATTCTAGGGACAGTAGGAGCAAGCACTAGCGTATTAATTAACGGAACAGGAGGAGTTACAGTAGACCAATCTTCAGTTACGTTAACTAACGGTAATTTAAACTTATCTAGTTCTACTAGTTTAGCAAATTTTTCTGGAAATGTTAGTGTTTCTAAAGAATTGAGACTTCCTGGATTAGCTACAGCTTTTAGTTCAATGACTGGATTAACTGGCTCTACTACTATAAATGTAGCTACAATGAAATATCTAGTAATTAGTAATGTTAGTACAACAGGAGCTCAAACAGCTACATTATCAGCAGGAACTAATGGCCAAGTTTTAGAAATTTATCACAAAGCAGGAACACCAGGTTTCCCTGTTAATATTAGCGCTTTAAACTTTCAAGGTTTAACTGGCTCTATTACTATGCATAATACGGCTGATACATTAAAATGTGTATATGATGGTACAAAATGGTACTTGATGAATCATTCTCCGTCATCATTTGCAACAGGAGGTGCTACTTCTAGTATCACTTTTACACTTATTTAAAATTTTTAAACTAGGATGACAATATCACCATTTATAAGGCCTATACAGGTTCAAGGTGGAACTTTTTACACTTTTAGTTCTGCATCAGAAGATTTGTCTTTTACATTTAACAATGACGGAAAACAGTTTAAATTTTCTAAGTATGCACTGTTAAATATTCCTGATGTAAAAAGACCAGCTTTAGGTCCATTGAACTATGAAAATTATATTCAGTTTGATACAATACCTGGAGCTTTTCAGTATGTAGTAAATTCTAAAACTAACAACATGATGTTAGCTGAATCTCTACAGAATTACGCCATGAATATGGAAACTATGCTTACTAGTTATCCTACATACGATGCCAGTAAATTGCAAACAGTTTCTGAGAGAGTCTTTTTTAAGTGGTTAAAAGAATTAGGAGCTTTAAGATTTAAAGAAGCTTCTTCATCTGAAAGCCCTCTTACTGCAGGATTACATTTTACTGAAGAACATAACTCAGAAAAATACAATAAAGTAGTCCAGTATATAGGAGAAATTGATGTTGTAAACTCTGTAAAGAGTAAAGCTGATGCTTTTTCTGAATTATATGTTCATGTACCAACTAAAGATGGTGCAACACCTTTAGTACTTTTTAAATCTGTTAAAGATACTAACTATTTCCCTGGAGAAAATTTAGTTAACACGCCTTCAGATCCTCTGAATACAGAATTTATCTATGGAAGAAATTACAATCAAACTAATCCTGCAGGGTTAGATACTCATGCGTTTTTTGACTCTGATTCACAAACTTATGGAGCTACTTTAGGGACTAGCACTGGTAGCTTACCTGTTATTACTTTACCAGGAGAGTATCAACTTTTGAAATATGACGCATCAGTCAATGATTTTATAGTAGGTTGGTGGTTTTCTTACCCAGAAGCAAATTCCTATTGGTCACAACCTGCTGCATCTACAGGTTCTTTTGACGATCCTAGAAATGATTCTTTTATGATAAGAGGTGTTAAAGAGGGGACTAATGTTTCAACAGATGTTTTCTTTCAAAGATCTAGACTTGATGGTATTCAATTAGAATTTAATACTGCTAGCTATTTACCGATAGCTTCTAATCCAGCTATTAAAAGTTTTTCAGATTTTAATTCTCTTTCAGAATCAGTTTCTTTTGATTTTAATGCAGTTCTTGTTTACTACGATATTTACGATGTTTCTACTAACGCTAGAGCTACCAACTTGTTTGGTGTTCTTTTTCTTGACAATGTAGAAGATAACCCATCAGGAGGAGGTTATATTCCTAGACTTAAGAAATACAAACCTAACAGAGTAACTGGTCTAAACGGTAACTCTTATGGATTTAAGATTAATTTGAAATTTGACATAAATACTGAAGATGCTGCTATAGTAGCTGCAGTCAATGAGTATGCTCCATTCTCAATGCAACTTTTTGTAGATGCTATTAATCAATTACAAGGAGCTGCAGATACTCTTAATAATCAAAACTCATTAATAGAAAGTTTAAGATTAGAAGTAGAATCTCTTAAAGATTTGATTTATAACGGATCAGATCTTCAAGAGCTTGATGCTAGATTAGATAGTGTAGAATCTCAATTGCAAAATTCTCAAGCAGCATTGTCTAATTCTGATACGTTAATGGATCTTATTCAACGTAACTATGATGAAGTGATGAACATTTATAAGAATCAAACTTCAGTTTCAGTTTCTTATAACACAGATCTTCTTCAACAAGGTGACGGAATACTTATAGATAAGAGCACTCCTAACATGTTAGTCATAAAAAATGTAGAACAGTCTTACACTGTCGATTCTTCTCCTATTTGCAATTTATTGACAAATTTCACTACTACGCCTTCAGCTTGGACTAAAATAATACCTCTAAAAAGATTTGCTAATTATTTGAAAATTAGCAACGGATCAACATTGACAGTAGATAGAGATATTTATGTTTATATTGACGATTCGCAATTTAGATGGAGCACAGGACAGACTTATAAAGTAGTAGTTGATTATCTCTACCCGATGGATATGTATACTCAAGGATCTTTTGATTTAGTAATTTACACAGACGCTAAAGACCGATTAAATGTTGGACAATCATATTCTAAAGAAATTGGTAGAATTTCTTCTAATGACTTCTATAAAAAAGAAGGATCACCACAGATTGAAATGATATGTTTGAATAGTGACACATACGATTTCACATACGATATAATTTAAGAAAAAAACTATGCCAGAATTACCAAGTACCAATAACAGCTTAACTCAATTCTTAGCGCAGCTTGTTAAAGCACAAAAAAACTCTATGGAGATAATTGGCAAATTATCTCTAGTGACAAGTAGCGGAGCTGAATCAATTTCAATAGATATTGAAAACCAAGACGGGACTACTACTAAGTATAATGTTCCGGGAATAGGGTATATTAAGAATGAAATTTCACGTATCGATTCTAACTTTAACTCATTAGTTGGACAAGACGGAAAAGATGTTACTGTTAGGATGCCTGATGGTTCTTTCAAGAAAATAATTCAAACTACCTTATTTAAAGAGCCTAAAGAAATAGGAACGCTATTAGTTCCTTCTACATTCAATAGAAAAAATAACTGGTTCTTTGAAAGTTTCTTGAATCCTTTACTTTACGTGTCATTTGATATAACAAATTATGTTGAATACGACACTCAACAAGTTTCTTATAAGAGAATCATAGTTAACTGTGATACTGATGAAAAGAAACAGTATTTTGATAATTCCATCAAAGGAAAAAACGATATTAATTACGATATTTTAGCGAAAGATCTTGCTTCCAATAGAATAACTTATTTTATAGATGAAGATATTGCTAATCTTCCAGTTTCCATTGCTAGATACAGTGGAAAATTTGATGTTATTTCATACAAAGATGAAACTGTAGCTGTAGTTCAACCTAATGGAACTTCTCTTCAGACTAAAGTTAGAAAGTATAAATTAAATACTTTAAACTATTCTGATAATTTACAGAATTACAAAAATACTCAAATATTAAAACCTGGAGATAAATTAGATGTTGGCCAATCTACACGTTACGAAGTTGTTACAGTGGATGCTACTACTAATTCTATAACAGTGAAGAAAACTTCTGGTACTGAAACTATTCCAATTGGTGTAGAAGTTATCAGTGTAGGAGTAGATGCATTTTCATTAAAAGAAGTGCAAATAAATGTAGGCTTTGATGAAAGACAAGTTATATTCATAAAAGCTATAGATAGAAGCACTAATTTAACAACTAGAAATTATTCACCTGGCGTAGCTTTTTATAGCAATGAACTTCTTATTAATATTAATGGGGATCAGTATAATCTAGACTCTTTTTATAAACAAGAAGTTATGGACTTTGGTTCAGCTATACTTTCTTTAGTAAAAGAAGGTTCTATTCCTTCTGTTTATGGTGAAGTCCCTGATGCTCCTAGGCTGTCTGCTAGCAATTTTAACGTTT